GCGAAGAGAATTCGCGAGATGGAGCAGGACCACCAGATTGAAATGGCCCGTGATTTGGAGGATCACGAAGATAGACAACGAGAGTTATTGGAGTCACGCGACGGGCTGGCGATGATACGTGAAGACGAAGCGTATGAGAAAGAACGCCGGCGTAAAGAGGAAGATTATGCGTTAGAGATGGGTCGCATTAGCGAAGAGTATGCTGCACGGTTACGCGAGACTGAAGCGCAGTTTGCTCGAGAACGCGCTCAACGCCAAGACGACTTTGCCCAAAGGATGGCAGACAACGCGGCGGATCACGCCCTTGAGGTAGCACAGGCCGCTGCTGCCCAAAAAGCCGCCCTAGAAAAACTAAAGGTCGAACGTGACGAGCAGAAGAAGACGCTTGAAGAGTCGTACGAGGAGCAACTCTCCACTTTGGAGACAGCTTTCAGAGACAGACTACGGCTCATAGACCAAGCCATTCTAGGCGACTATGCTGCGGTTCAGGCTACAGCAGCCCAGATGACTGCGGACTTCAGAGCATGGCTAGCGGCTGTCGCTGCAAGCAATGCTACACCTATTCCTGGTCCCGAACACGCCGTGGGCGGTTACCTACATTTTCCAGGCGAAGAGTATGAGTTCCTTTTGAGTAATCGGTCTACCCAGATAGCAGAACGTGCTCTTGGCGGCAAATTGTCCCAAGAGCGAATCCTTGCGGCTATGTTGGGTGGGGGTGGTGGCGGCAGGTATGTAGACCAGCGTACCATACAGTTTACTGGTATGACTGAAGCTGACCGCGCCGCCATTAGGCGCGATATCTACTATGTTACACAAGAAGTACTGACTGAGGCGATGAGATTATGACCACCCTATATAACTTTGTGATGGGTACTCTCTTGGACAGTATGACTAACTTGGAGTTGCTTGCAGTCCCTGTCACTCCCCCCAAATCTACCTATTCGCCGTATTCGTCGGTGATAGAACTGGCTGACGGGAGTAAGCGTGGTATAGGTGCCCCTATTGCAACATGGCATTGGGGTTTCCTGCCTCGTAACATGCGTGACCAGCTACGGGTGTTCTGCCCAGGAGCGTCATCATTAATACATATCGGTACGTATACTAAAGACAACGCAGGTGAGCTGAGACTATTTCAATGCGAGATGATATGGCCGGTGACTGACGAGGAGACGGAGACTACCAGAACCGTTGATTTCACTATAGAGTTTAGGCAGCTTATCGACAAGACAGGACTCGGAGGACTGCTTGGCGAGCTTGCCTTAGTCAGCACTGGAACAGTAGCAATATCCGGCGTACTGGCTCAAACTCTTGGTCCTCTTACGTTAGTTAGCACTGGAACGGTTGTGTAATAACGGCACAAGGAGCATGTATAATGACTATTCAACTTTCTATAGCAGTACGAAATGCTAGACTGAATACGATCGAAGCAACTGTCGGCACAGCTGCGAAGCTCGGTATACGTACTGGCGCGCAACCAATTGACTGTGCGTCCGCTAACTCCGGTACTTTGTTAGCTACGTTGACTTTACAGTCGGACTGGATGGCTGCTGCTGCGGACGGCTCTAAGGCGAAGTTAGGGACATGGGCGGTGGCAGCAGTAGGTGCAGGAGTTGCAGCTCACTGGCGATTGTACGAGTCCGACGGTGTCACCTGTCATGCACAGGGTACTATCACAGGCACCGGTGGAGGCGGTAACATGACTCTTGATAATACTTCTATTGCAGAAGATCAGGTTGTTACCGTTACCGGATTCACTCTTACGGATGCTAACGCGTGACAGTTCGTCCTGCTAGCGCTGGAGAATTGCAGTACTTTAGAACTGACGGTCAACACAGTCAGTTGTATTTGGCGTTTCCCCAACCAGCAATAGTGTTCAGAGCTAAGGTTAACAGCCCTGTAGGTCCTACCAGTCCCGCTGCCCTCGTTAAGGACATGATTGTTAGCGTGCCGTATGACTCAGTTACGTTTGGCGCTCACGCGGATATAATCCCTAATATGACTTTGTTAGTAGGCTCAGACTACGGCATGCATGATCTGGGGATAGCACGAATACGCAAAGCCGCTTCGAGCACTATGCTGCATATTGGCGAGACGTCTGAAGTGAGATTTGCAGACAACGTGTACCTGACCGTTATCGACGAATACGGGCTGTGGCCGCGTCATAAGTTTGTTCAGTCAGGGACAGAGCATATTGACTATATGGACCGGGACATAGTGTACATTGATCAACACAAGTTCCTGGACCCTGTGCCTGTGTTGGGGCCTGATCGGGTACTATTCTATCAAGGGACCCTGGGGGGAGCTAATACCATAGCTGCCACCATGGATGGCTCTGGATCGTATTGCCTAGGCTCGTCTATTAGCGCTTATTCATGGGCGGCACCGGGAGCATCAGCTACTGGCGGGTTGAATACTGCAACACCTACGCTCACGTATAACGCCCCAGGCACATATCGCATAACCTGTCTGGTTACTGCAGCGAACGGCAAGAGTTTCACCGGCCGCCGCGTTATAGTAGTATACGACGATACTGCTCCGCCCGTCAGCGACTTCAAACTCCTGTCTTGCAGGGGAGACTACCAGGAGGGTGGTTGGAGCTTCAAAGTAGCTATGTACGACAACGCGACTCTGTCTCTAGTTCGGGATAGAGCTCAGGTGATCCTGTTTGCACGAGACTGGTATGGCAATACAGAGATTAGCATCGGCCCAATCCCGCAATGCGAAAACATCATAGCCAACGGTTGGATAGACAAAGAAGACCTGGAGCTAGACATCGATGGCGGGACTGCATCGTTCACTGCTTACGGGCCTAACCACTGGCTCAACCAAATGGAAGGCTTTATCTCTGGTTTACGACACAGTGAAACCGCTCCAACTGAATGGAACTACATGCTAGACCTGACAATCGATAAAGGTTTGTGGGATTTACTTCACTGGAAGGCGACCGCTACTGTGATGATGGATATCATACTGACAGGCAATCCTCAGCTGGTGCCCACCATGGAGTCGGCGTCAATAGGCTCGTTATGGGAACAACTGACAGGCATGGCAAATACTACGATACTGGCTACTGCGTGCTGCGATCGCTACGGGCGACTGTTCGTCGAAGTTAACGGTCAGTATGTCCCGATAGCCGAAAGAGCATTTGTCAACGTAATGACTGTCGAGTCATACGACCGTGCGGGTGAAATAGAACTTGAACGCGTGACCGTCAGACCAGTTAGCACGATTGATCTCTCAGGCGTATGGTTCAACGGGGTAACTGGGTACGCGATAAGAGCACTGGCTAGCGGCCATGTTATGGACAGGTACGGTAGAGTAGAAATAATAGACAAGCTAATCATAGAAGACCAGGCACATTGCTGCGAGCTAGCCGCACGCGTCCTAGCCCACCGCCGCAATGAATATCCCCGTATGAGTATTGAGCTAGCTAGCAACATGCGGTTGATAGACGTATGCCCTCAGCAGCAGTTGTTCATAACAACTGCTACTGACATGAACCCACGTGAGACTGCTGTCAGCAATGACGTGTTCGTAAGAAGCGTAGCGTTCGTGCTCGACGATAAAAACAAAAGTATATCGGTCGAAGTTGAAGGGGAACCCGAGACCACCGAAATAGTCAACTCAGTCCCAGGTGATATACCTATCATCGTTCCATTCGTGTACCCATTCCCCGTCTGGCCAATTCCACCATTCCCACCTATTCCACCTATTCCACCTCCTCCACCTCCTCCACCTCCTCCGCCGCCCATTCCATCAGAAGAATGCCTAGACGGAGCATATCCGACCGGCCCGTTTCCATCTACTTGGGATAGACGATGGATTGATGGGAACCCACTAACTCCCGAAACTCACAAAACTCGTATGTGGCTGCCATGCTGGCTGCGGTCAGCGTACGCGGACTATGACTCGCGTGTTGAGTTCTCTATCGGAAATAAGGGACTCGCCTACCAACACCTGCATCTCTACGGCATTGACGCAAGCGGGGCACGAGTTGCTACCGGAATTGTCAGTGTAGTCACATACACAGAAGACTTCAAGACATTTTTCATGCGGGCTATTTTCGCCCTCGCTAGTGCTGTCGCAGTAGCTGGATTCGAACTAGAGATTGACGAAGGGTTCGACAGTGAAGGGGCGACAATAGAGGAACCTACCTATGGAATCTGGGAAGAAGAGTATGGCAATTCTTGGGTTACGATTACAACACCCGCTGAATGCACCCTAATTGGTGAAAACGGAGCAATGTTTTATTGGGGCGGTGACACTTATGGCTGGGGCGTGCTCTGGGGAGACGCGTACTACCAGGCGAGAATTCACCTGAACGTTCATTTCGCTGTAGTGGCAGGACAGCACTCTAAGATATGGATGTTTGTAAATCTTATGGTCACTGGAGGAGTAGATGGAATAGGCGGCGACGGCATTCCACTCGGCCCCAACTACGGCCCAGGAGTTGGTAACTGGGCATACTATGGTCCCGAGCACGCTTTCTTAGAGTTTATAGGAGGTGATAGTATCGACGCTAGTTGGTATGCAGGTTCTTCGCAAACTATGTTCGACAATCCGTGTACTCGGGATGCCGTTGTACACGTCGAAGGTGCATTGATACTAATGGCGTCAGACTTACAGCCGATCGTCCGCTCTGCAGGTCTCGGCTACGTTGCCGTCTTTAACATTTGTTGACGAGTGACAGCCATGAAGATAAAAAACGTTGTAGCTAAACGGTTAGAAAAGTACCAAGAGACGCCAAACGTTCTGTTTGGGGTTATTGGTGACATTTCAACTGGCAACATAGAAGTGCCAGGTAGGACGTCGATGATCTATGTAACGCTCTTCTCGGGAATAGTCATCGACAACGTTCTAAATGTGCGCGTGCCTAACCTACTAGGACAGCAAGTTAGAATTGGTCATGACCCGCTTAACCTTCCTGGTACTCTTCAAGTTTTAGGGGTACGAGACACATACTATGGAGACGTCGACAACCCCGGAACTGGACCTGTCTGGCACCGCAAACAACACGAGTGGCCAGCCGGAGACACTGTCTACACTTGGGGCGAGCAATTCCTGCCGTCGTTATACTACCCCATCGCGGGCACCTTAACGGTCAGTATTTACCCCGGCGTATGCTATTTAAGCACGGGCTGGGCGGTCCGTACGCAAAAGACTACTGTCAGCCTAGCTGCAAGTGTGGCGTCTATTACTGTTGGGCATGCTAGGTTTGCCCTTATAGTCATTGATTCAAATGGGGACCTCGTAGTTCGTGACGGCGACCTTGTAGCGGAGCAGGCGGACCCATTCATCTCAGCATATATGATGTTAACACCAGCCGACATCCCCGCTCCCGCAGCTGGAGATAGCGCGATTTGTGCGGTTAAACTGTTCTACGGTCAGACTGAGTTACGTTGTAACGGTAATGTCAACGATTTTGTAGATTTACGTTTCTCTGGTGCAGGTATTAGCGGTGGAGGGGGCGGAGGCGCGCACATCATCCAGGAAGAAGGTACTTCACTGACGCTACGCGCTAAGTTAAACTTCATCGGCTCAGGTGTCACAGCAGAGGACGACGTAGCTAACAATGCCACAAAGGTTACGGTGGCGGAGGTGCCGACATCCCCAATACCGATACGTGCAGCTGTTTTCACCTTTGAAGGTTTGTTGACTGTAGCTAGCGGTGTAGTCCGAATATACAACAAACTGGGTGTGGTAGCGATTATTTCCCAAGTATACCTTACGGTCACTACTCCACCTACTGGAGCGGCGATTATCGTGGATGTCCATAAAGACGGGACGACCATTTTCACGAACCAGGCACACCGTCCGCAGATCGCCGCTAGCGCGAACACAGGTTACTCAACAGATATTGATGTTGGCTCTTGGGCTGATGGTAGCTACTTATCAGTGGATATAGACCAAGGCGGAAGTACCTTCGCTGGTGCCGATCTAACTGTCCACGTGATTGCTACATTTAACTTCCCCGCGGGCGCAGGCGGGGGAGATATGACCCAAGCCATTTATGATACGGATGAAGACGGTATCGTAGACAAAGCAGAAATGCTTGACGACGGAGCAGGACATACGGCAACCGCCACAGCCACCGAAGACGCAGTCACGAAGAAACACACTCAGAACACTGACACCGCGTTAGGCACCGTGGGAACCAAGAACCCGCCCGTCGATGCAGACAAAGCTCTTTACAGGAATAGTGCAGCTTCCGATGTTTTGGTCACTTCCACATGGACACAGATAAAGGCGTTTCTCAAAACGTACTTCGACACGCTGTATCTTGCGAAAGATACACGCTCACAGGTACAAATTGGAGAATCGCAGGTCATAGATGATGATACAGTATATTCATTTTCACCACCTGCAGCCAATGGCATAATAGTCGTTTTTGGAGCAATCTTAGCCTCGTCCGTGTATTTCCTTATGGCTAACTTTAGGGTTACGGGTACGGCAGTTATGACGGCAATGAACATTGGCGCAGACGTGGTGGTTGGGACGGGTGTACTGACTGATGGAACCGGTGATGGAACGGATACCAAACTAAACGTGCACGCTCACACGGACGGCAAAATATACATCAAGAACCGTACCGGTACAAGCAGAACGTATGTTATCAAAGTTATGTAGGAAGGTACAATGACTCGACTATGGACCGATGGCGCTGAAGGTGGAGGTTTAGGTAGGTGGTCTGCCTATTCTGGCAGCAACCTTGCTGCAGTCACCACCTTGCCCAGAACCGGCACCTACTCATACCTAATGAAAACTGCAGCCAGCGACTCCCCTTACTACACCATCATTTTCGCGGCAGGCAAGACTGAATTTTATGCACGGTTTGCTATATACTTCCTCGCCGATGATAATAATCCCTTTTTATATTGGATGAATGGTGGATCTGCAGGCGGTAGTCTGCGCACGGTAACATTTGGTACTGTTGGTACTGTTTCGATGTACGATGGCGGAACTCTCCGAGCAACAAGTTCCCCTATCAACCTGAATATCAACGAATGGCATGTCTTTGAAGTCCACGTGAAAATTGCTGCTAGTCCGAACGGTGTCTTCCAATTGAAATTCGACGGCACTCTTGTCATTGACTGGGCAGGGGCTACTAACGCACAGGCTAGTATGGACCGCCTCAAATTTGTGAATATCCTCTTCGGTGTTAATCTGAATAGTTATCGCTTAGATGACATAGCCGTTAACGATATTGTTGGCGCGAACGACAATGCCTGGCCCGGCGATGGCGGTGTACTAGCAGCTTTAGTGCCGACCGGTGTAGGTAACTATACCGATTTGATTGCCAGCGCTGGCGACGCTTGGGCTTGCGTGGATGAAATTCCATCCAACAGTGATACCGACTACGCTTATGAATCTACGATAGATAAGAAGTCTACCTATGTTATGTCTAACCTAGCCGGACTGCCAACAAATGCTTCTATTCCCCGGGTGTGGGTAGAACTGGCTGCTAAGCAGACAGCAGCTGAGGGAGACAAGATTGCTACATTCTTACGCAGTGCTACAACAAACGCACAGGGAGCAGATCAGGCTCTGACAATAGCCTATGCCCGCTATTTGTCTGCTGAATACCTGACAGACCCGGCAGACGCAGCTGCCTGGACGCAGGCTAAAGTAGACGCCCTCCAAGCAGGCGCAATAGTGAGATAAAGAGCCATGTCAGATCGTAGAATTACCCAAGTCCTGACAGAAGCCGAATACGCAACAGCTATCAGACTCCGGCGAGTTACTCAGACGTTGGTGATGATAGAATACGCAACCGCTGTCAGGTTGCGTAGAGTTACTCAAGTACTAGTAATGGTCGAATACCGCAAGTCATGGCCGATACCTGGCCGAGAAGGCCCCCCCGTGCAAATAATCTAGCTAGCTAGCTAGCTAGTCTAGACAAAGGAGAAACTATGTTACAAGGAATTGACGTATCACTCTATGAACCAGAAGTTGACTGGCCACGCGTTGTCGCCTCGGGAAAAGTCAACTTCGTCTTTGTCCGCGCTGGGCAAGGCATCGTCCCCGACTCGTCGTTCTGGACACACTGGATAGGTGCAAGGAATGCCAGCCTACCCCGCGGCGCTTACTGGGTTTACGACCCGCGTTACAGAACAGTCGAGCCTCAGCGACAAGCTGAGAAGTTCATTGAGACACTGAACGGTGACTACGGTGAGCTACCTCTAGTGGCTGACATTGAAGCCTACACTTCTGGCCCTCACCACGGCTGGAAGAAGTGGGCAGACTTCCTAGAGTATACAAAGAGACTCCTACCGGAGAACTTCAAGGCTAGGTGGAGTGACTTTGAGCCAATGATAGTCTACACGGGATACTATTATTGGCGTGACCAGGGGGGACCTGCCTGGTGGGATGTCAACGCGCAGAAATATTTTGCGAAGCACCTTCTCTGGCTCGCTTACTACGGCACGGGGGATGGTGACCTGAACAACACACCGCAGAAGGCTAAGCTACTCCCACTACACAAATGGCTGGAGTGGACGTTCTGGCAGTACGCCGATCATCTAACGATGGACGGTATTACCAACGAACTCGGCAAGTCAACAAATGTTGACTTGAACGTCTTTGTTGGAGAGCGAGATGCGTTCAACGAGATGTTCAAGTTGTCCGCGCTGCCCCCACCACCACCGCCGCCCCCACCGAAAACACTAGCTGCGCGTGTAACTGTACTAGAGACACAGGCACAAGCACACGGATGGAGTATATGATACTATGCCACCGAAACCTAAAAACTCGCCTGACTACTTGGAAAAAAAGGTCGACGACCTTGCCACCGCGTTCAACAACTTTTGCGTGACCTACGAGCTTGATATGCGGGGTAACAAGGACGTCGATGATGGGAATATCGGAATTGTCGGAGCAATTCGGGAGATACAAAAATACCCGTCTATACTGTCGCTGTTAGTAAAGCATCCTCTGCCCACAGTCACAGTCATACTTTCAATCCTGCTTTTGACAAACTGGCTTTCAGACACCATCCTAAAGTGGCTTGTAGTACTAGGAGTGTTTAGACTTCCCCTACCTTAACCTGCGATGCAAGGCACACCTGTCATTAACCGGCGTAAGCCGGAATTAGAAAGGAGATAGTATGAAGAAGTTCACGTTCGTTGATCTGCTCGCCGTACTTGGAGCTCTACTGATCACAGGGCTCGGCTGGGCTGTCGGACACCCAGAGGCAGCGTTGTCGTTACTCGCTGTCGGACTAATCTGGGTGATCAACTTCCTGTTCACGTGGAAGGGAATCAAGCTGCACAAATCGTGGCTGACAACAGGGCTATTCGTAATAGCTTTTGGCTTAACCGGTCTGTTTCAGCCAATGCTATTCCCCCCATGGCCAAGTGTTACAGGAGACCCCCAGGCCATTGCTATAGCTATATACTTGTGGATCGGTACAATGATTATTTCCGCCGGCCCTATCGTAGCCTATGCAACTGGACTGTACAACATACTGCTGGCCAAGCTTCTTGAGAAACTGCTATATCAACCCCAACTCAAGTAGCTTCGGTCTCAGGATGTTCTCCAGCCCGCATCGTGAAGGAAGATGCGGGCTTATTTTTTGCATGAATGCCGCCAATTCTACACGTTTGCTAAGTACCCAGACAAACCCGGATCCGTGTCTGTAGGAATGACCACCAAACGTACGTTTGAGGACGTCCAACTCGATCTCCTTGGTAGTAAACACTTGTAACTGAGGGTACTTGCCTCGGTAAAGATAGGCGTGTCCTCGTTCGAGTACAATGTCTCGCGCGGTCTCTATCATATTGTCACCATTCCGTCACGAAGTCTTCCGTCGCTTCATGGAATGTCCACTCAGTGCCTTGTCTAACCCAACACTCACCACCAAACCAGTATTTACGAATCTCGACATCCACCTTCCAGGGGACGCCCGGAAGGTGCTTCTCACCCATTTGAACCATCACCCGTTGCATGTCTTCAGCCTGCTTGAATAACTCAGGATGGCTTTCAGGTGTGTCTGTCATATTACCGTCGACTTCGGCCATGTTACTGTCGTGGACTGTCAACACCATAGGAATATGGTAGTCACGCTGGAGCACTATAAGGGACTTCAAGGTCAGGTCTGACGCTGTACCCGCAATAACCGCGTGTACACAGGCCTTACGTGCATCGTCCAGGTTCTCACGTGTGAGGAGCTTGTAGTGCCTTCTGCGATGGAAAACGTTCTCAACCCAACCCACCGTCTTCATTTGTACAAGCTGCGCACGCTTCCAAGCTAGCATCGTGGGCATACTTCTGTTATAGTCTACGACGAACTGATGTGCAACGTGTAGTGGCAAGCCAGCGTCCTGCGCAAAGGAATACTCAGTACCGCCGTACATGTAGGAGAAGTTAAACATCTTGCACAGGGCCCTCTGCGCCTTCGTATAGTCATCGCCGTACATTGCCTTGGCAACTTCGGAGTGTAAGTCGCGGTCATGCTGGTAGGCGTCGATCAGGAATGGTTCATTACTATAATACGCCATCGTACGCAACTCCGCTTGCGAAAAGTCCGCGACTATGAGGACTTTGCCAGGCCCTGCTACATACATATGTCGAATGAGCGCGCCTGCCCAGTCATCAGGCCGTGGTATCGTTTGGAGCGCCGGGTTCCTAATTGACAAGCGGCCAACTTCAGTGCCATTAATCAGGACTGTTCCGTGAACTCTGCTATCGCTATCTCGCATAACGCGCACATTGTCAACGTACGACGTCTTCAACTTATTCACGCGACGGTAATCACCGATGACCTCTATTATTGGGTGACGGCCTTTCAACTTATCCAAAGCCTCTGCACCCGTTGACCTCGGTTTCACATGCACGCTTTTAAGGAGCGGGAGGCCTATCTCGTCATACAATACACGGGCGAGCTGTACCGGTGATGCAGGATTGAGGTCTGGGTGCCCGGAAAGCTCGATGAGCTTTCCGCGTGCCGCGTCGGCACGTTCTGTAAGTAACCTACCCGCCTCTTCCATCTGTGTCTCGTCGACCGCTAACCCCAGGAGCTCCATATCTCTGAACGCTCTCGAAGCTTCCATGATGGGCTTCAGGAAGGGTTCTTCATACTGACCCTCAGCTCGTAGCCGAGCTTCGAATATCTCCCGTAGTTTCAAAGTAACTGCCACATCAAGTACGCCGTATTCTGCAAGCGCTTCAAAAGGTATCTTGGAGTACTTGTCGTTACGTGATGTCAAGTACTGCCCAATAAGCACCTCTTCATAATCGGGCAGACCGAACTCCAACTTTGCGATGGGCTTCAACCCTAGCGGGAAGGTCTCGTCGAGCACATACTGTGCTAGCATCGTATCGAAGTCAAGTGCAACATCGACATCTAAGTGGGATTTCAGAAAGACGCAGTCAAACTTCCCGTTGTGAGCAGCTGTAAGTACACGCCGAAAGAAAGCCTCCAGCACAGGGCCTGTGCCAGGTTCGTCGTACAACAGAGCATCGTCAACAACAACACCGAAGCTCTGATCCCAGCACATCTGCAGCATCAAAATGGGGTCGCGTGCCTTAGATACGGAGTCGCACCACTGGACCTGATCTGTTTCGAGATCGAATGCGGTCCAAGCATTGTCGGGGCACCCTGCAAGAATCTTCTTGAGATCCTTGAGGTCCCTCGCGACAACCACTTCGGGGTCAAACCCCAAGCGGAGTGAAGGACCTGCGATCGTCGAGGCCACCTCGGCTAGGAACACATTCGCTTCGGCCGCCTTCCTTAGAACATAAGCAGGATGCCAAGCAGGCTTCAGCCAATGCGTTTTGTCCCACTGAATCCATGCACTCTTGTGGGTAAAGGGTATGCCCAGCACTTCACAGGCTGTCTTGCCTAGGGTCATGATCGGCCCACTTGTCGCTCGAAGCTCAGCGACAAGTCGATCGCGACAGCATACAAGCTCATTGTCATGCGGTGTGCGGTTATCCGGGGGCCTGCACAATACAGCGTTCGTCCGGTAAGTGTCCAGAGGATCACTACCTGCTTCCGCGATAGCAATGTCTAGAAGTTGCCCAGCCATCCCGACAAAGGGTTTACCCAGTTCAACTTCAGTAGCACCTGGCGCTTCACCCACACAAACTAACGCCGCGTCGTACCTTCCTGAGGGAGGTACGAAAGGCTCGTCCTTCAGCGTACATAAGTTGCACTTAGCGTGCAAGGCCTTAGGTTTCATGGTTTGACCTTTGAGAGTACGACTAGCCCAGGTGTTCTTACCCAGCCGAATGCTTCCAGTTGCTCGACGGCCGCAGTGGGCACGACCAGCCGGACAGCAGGAACTTTCATCGCGAACGCGATAGCGATAAGCTCATCTAGCCGCTCGATATCTCCCTCAAGAATAATTGCAGAGCCCGACTCACGCTCGATGCATAGAATGCCCTCGACTTCTTTCGTGAGCTGGTTCTTCAGTATCACATGCATGCTAGGATCGCCTCGAGGTTCAGCTCTATACGCTCCAGGGGGATAGGAGCATCCCAGTCCAAAGAAGCGTGCCCGCTATGCAACGCCATACTGTGCTGAGCGTAGGCAATGGGGGCTCCAGAATCAACGCCCCTAACAGGCATTTGCATTGCCTTGATATGACTGAGCTCTCGAAGAGGATCTTCATAGAAGCCTAGCAAGTGAATGTCATACTTTCGAGTGAGCCCTAAGTCGTGGATAAGTCTCAAGGCGTGTGCTCTGCCGCCAGCAAGCGCTTCGTAGCGCTTAGCTATACCAATGGAGCGCCCACCTATCTCTTCAAGCTGTTGCAAGCATGCGGACCACTCACCCCAGGTCTTGCCTTGGGGGATTAGCATACGCTTGCAAGGCGGAACGAAATGGGCAGCATCCCAAGTAGCTCTGGCGGTTGCAGGTCCGTCATCCAACACGTCGGGCATACAGATCTCATCCGCATCGACCCTCTCAGCGGCTGCAAGAACTTGGCCAAACGGAAGACCTGCATGCTCTGCCGCCCCGTTGTCGACAATGATAAAGTCGCCGCGTTCGTGTGCACGCGCATAGAACCTTACGTAGTCAGAGTCGTCGCCGGCATACTGACTCAGGACCATGTGGTACGAGAGTCTATACTGAAGCACAAGGGTGGACGCCCACAGGGGCGCGATTAGTGCGAACTTCATTTTGTCAATCCTGACAGGACGAGGAACTCCTGACGGGCTTCTGACGCCGTTAAGTAGACACCACGCATCTCGGAAGTACGCATGACAGCGTTATGTTCGTTCACTCCACGACATGACATACAGGTGTGTACGGCTTCAACAACTACCGCGACGCCCATTGCTTTGAGGTTATGCTTCAAGAAAGAAGCAATGTCTCTCGTTAACTGTTCCTGCACTGAAGGACGCTTAGCGTACCAATGTACTAGACGGGGTATTTTACTCACGCCGACCTGCAACTCGTTTGGAATATAGCCGACGTGACACTTACCATAGTACGAAAACAGGTGATGCCGGCATATCGAGCTAAACTCGATGCCTGCAACAACAATCATCTGGTTCGCGACAGCAGGGAATGTCGTGAACTTGAACGGCATCTCCGTCTCCGGCCTGAACTCAAGCATCGCTGCCAGCCAGCGTTCCGCCGTTCGGTATGCAGAGTCATCCCAGCACTCGTTGCCGAAGATATCCTGTAGCATGATCTCTAAAGCTTGGACGCTGTCAATATCAATTGGAGTATACTCTCTCTCTATGTCATGATTGTTCGAAGGACCGGTCATTGGTGCTCCTTTCTCCATATTATGATTGTTCGAATGTTAAAGCATATCAAAACGACTTGTAGGCTAACTACAGCCCAGGACGTGGGTGTGATGGTCAAAGCCCAAGTCATAAAGACAACGCTGGACACCATGTACACATACATCGCGGCCATGCGATGGCGCGCCAGCAACCATGTACCTACTAAGCTTAATCCCGCGCCGAGCCAGTCCATTACTTCACACCGATCCTAAACTGTAATCTGTCGCCGTAGCGCCAGTCGGGATGTTTGTTAAGCCAGGATAGCGCCTTTACAATATGCTCCTGCGAAGGCGGCGTGCCCTCAGGCATCAAGGTACATATAGGGGCTCTTCGTGACACCACGGCAACCTCCTGCATAACCTTCTCAACGAGGTGCACGTCAAGGATGTCGTCCACAACCCACTTGACCTCAAAAGCCTGTACTTGGATGTCCTTCGGAGCGGCATACTTAAGGCGCTCCTTCGGGGACCAAGTTATAAAGTCCGGAGTGCGAACGCCTTTCAGCGAGTTCTGTCCCGATGTCTCGAGCTGAATGCGAAAGTCGTGGCTCCACAAAGATTGACCTGCGTCACGAAGTTCGACGAACAACTTGTCGAGGTCGTATAGCGTAGGTTCGCCGCCTGTCACGACCACCAAAGGTCTAATAGGCTTGCAGGTGGCAAGTATCTCGTCGACTGTCATTTGCTTGCCACCTTTAGTCCAGGTGTACTTGGTGTCACACCATGTACAGCCTACGGAACATCCTTGGAGACGGATAAAGGTTGCAGGTGTGCCTGCTAGTACACCTTCTCCTTGGATTGACTGGAATATTTCGTTCACGGAATACGTAGTCATAAGGCCTCCTGGGGGCAAGCAGGTACTGCCTCGCCCCTGTGTAAGTGCACCTGCTACTTCTTCAGTGGCACAGTCTCGAACTTGATTTGCGGAACCTTCGGCGCGTCAGGATTGACGTGCGTCTCCAACAGCTCGTCTTTCCAGTTCGCAATAGCATTACCGTCCTTGTCGACATCGCGGCGTTGGAGATACAGCTTCGGATTGCGAAGAATCGGTCGGATAGGCAAGATGTGGTTCTTCGAATAAGCGGCAATGCTTGCGCTCACTGAAGCGGGTTTCCGACCGATCTCGCTACTGTCAACTTCGGCCATGAAGAAGCCAGTGTTCAGGAAGGCCGTAACGATCGGTCCGATCACGCCACCGCGTGAAGACAGGACGCCTTGCGCTTCAACGGCGTCTGGATCAACCTGCAGGAATTTCATTTTGTTCCTTCTCTTTCTCTAGATAATCGATAGCCAGTTTGCACTAGCTAGGGTGGTTCGCCGCTTGTATCATGCCGGCGAGTTCATAACGACGAGCAACCCAATCGGCTGGAATGGGATGTCCCGAAGTACCCATAAGATTGGTCATTTCGAGCGCCCAGAGGGCACGTTGCTTCTTAACGACTAAGAAAGGCAGAATAGAGCTCAGGATCTCAGCGGCCTTCTTACCGCCCCACTTGAGATTAGTAACCCTACTACCGCCAGGATGCATCGTGCCGCCATGCATCTGTTGGATAGCCTTGAGGATGGTTTGATCGTTCTGCGAGATGACTACTGAAGGCATCGGCACCGAACTCGTTCTATCTACCGTCACGCACCCTTCGCCCTCGAAGAATCCTGCAATCCATTCATCAGTAATATGGTACTCAGGCATGCTCCTCCTTTTTAAGGTAATCAATGGCTAACTGTGCGTAACCCTGTATGTCACGCCAGCCGTCAACCTTAGCTGGGTTGCCTAACAACCGGATGGCTTTGTTAAAGACCATCACTAGTGGGAACCATAGCGCAGGGAAGGCCTTGTGCAAGTTCAGTAACGGTTCCCAGAACTGCTGTAAGAACTCACCCGTGGTACGCCAGGCGTCTGCGTATTCGGCGTTACGCTCTTCAACGAGCTTCTTAACGTCCATCAGCACCTCCTTATCCTTGCCGCAGGTACGCGGCAGCTTTCTCAAGTAAGATAGGGTCATCCTGAAAGAGGCCGATAGCCGTATTACAGGCAGGACAGAGAAGACTACGTATAGCTCCTGTACCATGATCGTGATCGACTACGAACTGCTTCCTAAAGTACGACTGGTCGCGACCGCAGATCGCGCACTTGCCATTCTGCTTAATAAACAGTGCAGTATACTCGTCGGGTGTAATCCCATACAATCGTTTGAGATTCGACCGCCGGTGAGCAGCTCGCCCTTGAGGTGTCTTGTAATACGGCTTCTTGGTCATTCAGCCTCGTATACGTACGTAGCAGTACTCTTTGGTGTTTCATTTACAGTGATGACAAGTTCGTTGCGGGCACATCCATATATTGTAGCCCGTAAATCCGTGAAGACTTCGTGCCACAGAAACCTAGCGAGAAACTCGGCTGTTGATGCAGGCGCGTCTAGCAGGAACGCGTCGCCGCGTGCCTGCGCCACCACCGCGTAAGGGTCGAGGGCATTATGGTTACTTCGTGACACGATGTACCGATGGTCGATCGAGTCAACAATTGGCTTCACAATTTTGTCCAGTTCACCGTAATCGATGAGCATCCCATCTCCCGGAAGGATCTTGCCAGCGTACGCGACGACGACTTCGTAATTATGGCCGTGGAGCCGGCCACATTTGGGGTGACCCTCAATTCGGTGAGCTGCACAGAATGAATACTTACGTGTTATCGTGTACATTAGAGCCTCCACATTTTCCTAACGCAGCCATCCCAGTCAACAGGAACGCGGTACGGAACAGGGTCGACGACACCATTATGCTTGAACGCTTCGATACGCTCGATGCAAGTTGGACACTCGCCGCACTGTAAGTAACCTCCGTTGCTAATGCCTACAGGTGAGTAGCAAGACCACGTTAGATGAAGAGGCGCCCACAGCTCCAACGCGCGCTTACAAACGTCAGCCTTCGACATCCAGATAAACGGGAACAGCAGGCGAACTTCATGATACGAGCCGACATAGACTGCGTTCGCCATGGCCCCGAGGAATTCCGGCGTGCAGTCCGGGTAAGCAAAATTATGGGCATCTTCCCCGTGCATACCGGCGTAGACGTACTGCGCCTTATGCGTGATGGCAATCGTTGTCGCGATGCTCAGCAGGTTCGCGTTACGGAAAGGGGCAACTGTGGGTGACGGTCCCACCGCTTGACCCATCTCTTGATAGGTCAAGTGGGGCATCGTACCTTCGCCCATCAGAGCGGAGTTAGCACCCGTGAAGATACGTGGCAGTTCGACAACGACGTGTTCAGCATGGAACCATTCTGCAAGTTCCTTCGCAGCGTTCATCTCAGCCTGTTGATGTAAGCTACCGTAGCCTGCTGTTACGGCAACAAGTTCGTTGCAACCGTCTGCTCGTGCTTGTTCTGCGACGGTGCAAGAATCCATGCCGCCAGAAAGTAATACAATTGCCTTCATAGAGCTCCTTTCTTTGGTAGTTAGTGAAAGTGTTACTTGTACACTCGGTGTCATAGCTGCGGACACAAACGTCGGAGTTTCGAACATCAGAACCTCACTAGTTGAGCGTCGCAGAGACATGGGATATGCGGTTGTCAGACAGATGTCATTCATCGCTTGCCCGGCCTCTACGGCGCTCAAGTTGTTGCACCAACTTCTTTTCATGTTCGACGATGCGATGACAGTTAGCGCATAAGACATCGCACTTCGGGAGTTCTTCTTTTAGCATGTCAAAGCCTATCCGCCACCAGTCCGATATCGGTACGATCTTCTCAGTCGGGTCAGTATGATGCATCTCAAGGACAATTGGATTCCGTTCACCACATCGGCGACATCCTCGTTCAGCTTTGTAATCAAGTAGCCACTGCCGACGCTTCTCAACCGATTTGGCGTGCGACGCCTTACGGGCACGTCGGTGCTCCACCTGATCTTCCGCATAATACACCTGGTCACTATAAGTCATTAGAACCTCACAATGAAGACTCTATCAGGAACCTTCGTTGGGATATCTAATCCAGCGTCAACGGCCTTTTGTAGGTCTATGCCGTACATCCAACTGTCGTTCATTACCATCGGCACCACTGAATACGGCGCTTCCTTCAGCTGTGCTCTTATAGCGTCCCTCTCAAGTGCTCCCCGGCCTTGACGTCGACGTGAACTAACCCAATAGGAATGTGCTGGTGCAAGCTGGAACCAAAACGTATTATCTTCTGCTCGCAGGACGCAATTGAAGTTACCTGAGCCCTGCGCTATTGCATTAACTATATCTTCAACCATCGAGTCTGCTAACGTAGCTGCACGTCCGGACTTAATATTGAACACTGAGCTGATGCTCTCTTCTAACGCCGTCGGTGCTGGCAACGGCGTGTCGGTCACTTGACACCAAAGCATCATACCGAAATATGCGACGATGTGATTAGCTCTCACACGGTCGGGAAGCTTCGTTGGGTATGTCGCGAAGACCGCTGCGCGGGCTTCGGCAAGTATTGCTTGCCACTCAGGCTCTAGCCCTAACACCTGTTGGATGTAGTAGCCACCGAAGTTAGGCGGCATCTTATCACGTAGCTCTTGAAAAGCGTTGTACGCACTCGAGTCTTCTGCAATGGCATTTGGATGCAGCTGTGCGACAACTAGCCGCTCACGTGCCGCGGGGTCGGCGATAAGGTCTTCCCCATCGACACTAAAAGGTGCAGACAGCGGGTAATCAACTGTCGTCTGATCGCCTCTACCGCGGGCATCATGCCCTGTGTCGTACGCTAGTAGGATCGTCCTAAGCAACCGCTCCACTAGCTCATAGCGAAATTCGCTGAACGCGATAGGCACGGCGTTGGATGAACCTAACAAAGCAAGCGTGACAAACCTTGTTGTCCCGGCGTCGTACGTCTTCGGATCCACCTGGCCTAGGAGTGGCAGGAATACCCGCTGGATTAGCGTCGTCTTGCCTGAACCTTTTGTCCCTGCGACGTTTAGTATAGGGAACCGGTAGTGGTGTTCCTCTAACCATGGCTTTAAGGTACTCGCAGCGTACCATCCAATCATCGGCCATATTGTAGTCTCCTCGTTTAACTTTGGTACAAGTTCTTTGATGAGCTTGAGCTCCGTCTTGCTTAGCTCTGGAACCAAAGCTAAGTCGGGATGTTCCTTCTGTACAGGAAGCCAGCAAACCGGACCGTCATGCCCTTGCCAAATCTCCTTCGCGCTGACAACTTGCTTGTTACCGAGGAACAGCCACGTGTCATGTATCTTGTGTAAACCAAGCACCGATGTAGCGCCGACTTTAGGGAGCCCCGCCCCCCTAAGTATATCAAGAAGGTACGGGAGGAGAGCTCGTATGTCATCGTCATGGCCCAACCACTGCCATGCGGCAACAGGCGCTTCTCTATCAAACCTACGGACGGACGTAAATGCGGAGCGAGAAAACGTAATACCTGGCCAAGTGTACCCGGCAGCATGTACATCTCCAACAATCGCATCTTCGGCTCCAAACTTAGATCCGTCCAGTAAGACGGTCGGCGCAATTGTAAAGGTGCTGAGGCGCTTAGTCCCTCGTTTTGTGTTGACGATGTATCCATCTTCGGACTCCTCGATCTCACTAGCCGAAGCAACAGCTAACGTACTTGGGGCTTTCGCCCTAACTTGTCCTATTGTCTGCTGCAGATATACGCTGTTCTCACTTGACTTATCACCGCAAGGTTGCCCAGCAAAAATAACTCGAATGAGGTCGTCACTGGAGCCACACCGTACAAGCTGTCCAACGACCGCCCAGTCACGCTCACTACGAGACCTGTAACCTCGACTATCTCCGGTTCGAATCTTATGCCGTGTCTTATTGTCCAGTCCTGCAACAACCTCAATATCGGCAGAGCTGTAGCGTCTCTCGGGCTGATAGAGCTCCAAACGAACGCGAACATGCGGTTCCTCCTTCTTGTTCAGAGTGCCTGAGACTCTAAGCACTCTGTTTGCGTTCCAACAGGCCTTGTCTGCAGTCGCTACATCCTCTATCATAATCTTGTTCAGGGTCTCTAAAGGCTCAACACCGAGTACCGGAGTATCTAGAAACCAGTATACATGCCAACCGTGACCCGAGAATACTGTAGCAGAAGGCGGAAGCGTGCACAAAGGCTTTTGTGCGTCATCAACGTCTACCCACAAAGTTGCTGACCCAAGGACATCTGTCTTCTCCGTACCAGCAGTCGATCGCATCGCAGGGCCGAAGTAAACATCCTTATCGCCTGGTATCTCAAGAGTGATAAGCTCTTCAGGTGTGTAGTACTTAGTAAAAGCAGGCAACGGCTTATCTATTGCAATAGCCATTAGCCCACCGAACGCGAGCTGTTTTAGGAACTCAAGAGATGCATCCATGGATTTAATTGAGCGGAGCAGCAGTTCGCTAGCTCTGCTAGCGAATTAGGGTGATCTTCTTGATGCGGTTGCGTGGTGGGTAGGGCTCGCCAGTCTCCGGGTCGACCCCGCTGCCGGGTTGAATGTCGACGGTGATCTTGGCGGTCTTGCCGACGAGCTGCTCGGGCCTAACCTCACCCTTGAACTTCTTGTCGAAGCCCAACGCAATCAGGGTTGCTTTGACGCGGAACTCAGCCTTCGCGGTGAAGGTCAAGGTGTCAAATACGATGCGGCCGTCGAGAGGGCCGCCGTCGACCTTCCATTGAAGGTCGATCTTTTCATTGCCAGCCTTGGACTCGCCTGTTTCCGCCTTAACGATGGAAGCTGTATAGGTACCAACAGGTAGAGGCTCAAGGCCCTGAACTTTACTGAAGTCAATCGCAGGTGCCATGTGTCAGTCTCCTTGTGTCTTGTGTCTGGGTGATTAGCTGCTCCGCTCAATCAAATCCAGGATACTCGACATTGTGGGGTTGATTATGTGGCCAACGCCACACATATACTGGTCCTTAGCATAAGATGATTTCGTTGGTAGTACCTGCCCGACGTTGAAGACGTCTTCGCCGAAGACGGCAGTGTCGGTAGCCTTGATATCACCATCTACGCGGGCCTGTACGGTGAGACGCATTACGAGTAACGCGTAACCGCATAACTCCAGACCCGATTGACCCCAGATAAGAGGCTCGTAGTGGAAGATTTGCTTCTCGTCCTGTTTCCAGGACTCATGACAGTTAAAGATGACGTTGAGACTGTGGGGCGGCTGCGTGAGATCAAGCATCTTCCTTGACCAATGCATCATAGTGCCTAGTAACTTACCGAAGCCTTGTCGACCCAGATCGCCCACTAGCGTCCCGGGCTCCGAGTTGAGTGAGCCGTTGATAATGGACGCGATGAACCGTTGTACTTCGGTCGTACTGTCAATAAAGACAGTCTTGTATGGAGGACTGAGCCGCATCTCTTTAGCATAGCGGTCTTTAGGTTCCTGCCCGTCCATCAGCCAACGGTAAGGCTCGTTAAAGTCTTCCATAACCTCTAAGGTTATGATGTCCGGCTTGACAGCGCGTTTGCGTAGGGCCTGTGGATTGCCGTATGCGTTCAAGTCAAGCACTCGGCCGAAACGTGCATCATCGCACGCGGTGGCCAGAAGTGTAGTCTTGCCGCAACCAGGCTGACCGTAGATAAGGATCTTCAGACCCTCGTCTTCCTCACTGAAACGTTTAGCCATTATGACCTCCGTTAAGTTCGTTCATCTGTGTTACTCCCGTTACTACGAATTGAATGCGTTGATACCCGCTGCTGATATTCAGCATTGAGTAGCACTTCGTAATCGCTGCCGGCGTTCATTGCCAGACAGGGACTACGAAAATGGCACATTGTACAGTTTAACCACCCTGGTGCAGGGTACCTTTTCACCGTTGTCGGCCTTACCATCTCACACCCTGTGTAGTATATGTTCTTCATCAGCTCTCGAACTTCGTATAGACTACGGTAGACCGGGAACCTTAGGAAGAACGCTTGCTCCTTCTCCTTTAAGACTTCTAGGAAGGGCCCGTAGAAACCTTGAATCGTATCAGCCGACCAATCAGGGTACAGCTGATGGATACACCACACATAGAAGAACGAGGTACAGTCAGCTCTCGTTGACTGTGATAACATCCCGTTTTGCAACAAGTCAGGGCTTGCAGGAACCTTCTTACGTATGATATTGTAAAGCACGCCTTTGATAGGCACCTTTAGCATCTTAGAAGCTGCGTGTACGTAAACACCGCACTGTTCATCGTTAGCTAAGGAGTTCACAAGTTCCTGTATAGAGCGAGTGGTCTTGCACTCCCAGATCCAGTACTCGCCTGTTGGAATGTGCTTGACAACGCCGTCAAACCTGCCACCGAGGCGCATCTTCTGGGATGCTCGTCCACTCGGCGTCAGCATCGGAATATCGAACTCTGTTTCCAAACTAATGAACTCCAGGTTCTCGTCACTATACATCTTGTGGTCGTGTTCGACCCAAAGTTTATAATGGCCCAACAGACCTCGCATCATTTCAATCTGCTCCGCGAAGGTAATCTCCTCCTGCGGCCACAGAGCTCCGATTTTGTCGATTTCAGTCTTCTCGTCAGCAAGAAACTTATCGAGTGACTTGTCTAGCGGAATGTGCTGGGGTCCGTAATACATCTCTAAGCAGTGATGAATCGCTCTTCCAGTGAAAAACGGTATGTAAGGCACAGTCGGCTCTAGGTTACGCCCCATCGCTGACGACCAATGCCAGCGCCTTCTACAAGTGCGGAATGTTCTTACGTCGCTAATGTGAATTGAAGTGCTAGTACTCATGTTTGCCGCCTCCAGGTCGGCTAATGAAGGTAGGGAGAAGTGCCTGGAGCACTTCCGCCCTACCTATATCTGAAGTATCTTATTATAAAGGCAAGTCTAAAAAAGCACAAGGGGTCAGCTAGGGACTCTGTCAGCCTGCTCGAGATCCTTGAGAAAGTAGAACACGAGTTCGGCTTCCGACCACTTTTTGTCAAGTGCGTCGAGGACAAGCCGGTCCGCACGACACGACCATAACAGGTAAATGTTCTTCGATTCCTTAATGTCGATACGGTGAATGCGGTCGATCGCTTGCGTCATTTTGATCGTGCTCCAGTGACTATCTAGGAAGACAGCATGCTTAGCCCATTGAAGGTTCAGGCCTTCGCCCATCGCATCGATGGTGCCTACCAGCAGCCCTGTGCTGCCTACTGGTCGGCGTTCGCCGCCCATGATAAGGCCGCACTTGAGCTTGTCGGCTAAGTGGAGTGCCAAGGCTCTGAAGCGGGTGAAGATAACCGTAGGCTCACCTTCATGATCTTCTAGGAAGTCATCTAACCATAGCATCTTGCCTGACGGGCCGGTAAGGCCTAACAACGGTGGCCACGCGGCTATTTGCTGCAGCCGTGTAATTAGCGCGAGCACGTTTGGTATAAGTAAGTGCTTGTCTTCGACGGTCACTTCAATATCCTTCTGCTTCTTAACCGACGCGTAGGCTGCTTGTTGCCTTTCATCCATCGCCACGTGCTCCTCGACAACAATCTTTTCAGGAAGCTCGGGCATTACCTCTTCCTTTGTTCGCCTAATCATGTAAGGCTTGAGCATCTTGCCGAAAGCAACAGGGTTCTTAGGGCCATCCACCTTGTACTTATCGAAGTATCCTGACGTGATGTTCAAGTGCCGCGTTACCCAACCCCAGTATGCGGGAAACACTTCAGAGTCAAGGAAGTTAAGCATCGACCACAAGTCTGCGGGGTTCTTCTCCATAGGCGTACCTGTCAAGGCAACCTTACGAGCGGCTGTAACCTGCTTGATTGCCACTGTCGTCTTTGCTTTACGGTTTTTGATTCGGTGTGCTTCATCGATGATCATACAGTCCCAGACCAAGTCACAGATACCCCTTAGGGTATCTGCATGCAAGAAATCATAGTAAGACATTATCACGTAACCGTCCACGCTGAGAAAGTCATACGGAATCCTCCTAGGCACGACAATAGGCCAACCCGGGTCCTGGTCGTAGATGGCGTCAATCCATTGCTGTGTTAGGCTTGGCGGGCACGTCACCAAGGTTCTCCAAGGGAACATCACGTCGCCGTCAGCGTACTTCTCCCTGGCAGCTTTTGCAATCTCGATCGAGGTGACGGTCTTGCCTAGACCGCATTCGTCTGCGATCAAGCAGTAGGGTAGCCCTTCAAGCGCCCAATCAACTGCTGCTTGCTGAAATGGATAGGGTACTTTCATTAACCGCTCCGACGGTGAACTACAACAAATGGCCAAGTTTTCCACACTGACACATGCCATAACAAGAGTCGAAACTCAAAGAGCATGTCAGCCAGGAGCCATCTCTTAATTTCCTTAGCTTGGTCACTATTCATCAATAGACGAATTTGATCTGCGTCATTCATTTCGCCTCCTTCACTGTCTTGATAATCGCCGCTACGAGTTTGTCTAGTTCGGTTAGCGGGAACAGCACCTGGCAACCGCCGTTAGGGCGACGTACAAACCAGGGCTTGAACAGTGCAGCGATCTGAGAGGACACTGTCTTCTTCTTCTTCATTTCGTGATCCTTGCGTACGTGATCTTCGAGACAGCGTCGTCGAACCTGTCAGTCCATGCGCAATACCCGTATATGATGTCGATGGCTGCTTCCCAGGTAGTCTTCTGGTCCGCAATGTAGCGTAGAAGGGCTAATGTGGCGTGGGCGTCTGTCAGCGCGTTGTGCGCGACACCGTCAAATATCAGATTGCATTGCATCAGGGCTTCTCCAAGTTTGTGCCACTTGAAGGTGCCATACGCTGGACTTATGTCCCCCCTGAATGCCGCGTAGCATAACATAACGTCGAAGATGTTGTCCTTCGGGGGTATGAAGGCGATATTCTTCAGACGTAGAGAATGCGACAGCGCCTTGATGTCATAAGACAAGTTGTAGCCAATTAGCTTCTGAGAGGTCCGTAGACTACCTACCTGCGTCCAGTAGGTGTCGATGGACTTAGCTTCGCTGACCATTTCGTTGGTAATACCGTGGACAGCTGTAGCGCCCCGTTCGATAAGTGCTACAGGCTTTACAAGCGTGCAGAAGTTGTACCCCGTAGCATCAATGCACGCAAACTGACACACTTCAGGATTAGTCAGTCCCGTCGTCTCACAGTCGAGAACGACGAATGACCCTAACAGGGTTATTCGTGCTTCCAAGACAGCTTGGTCGTGGGCATATGCTTTGTCTAGCATGGCACTCCTTTCATCTAGGTAGCGGGGGGTGGACTCGAACCACCGACCTCCTGGTTATGAGCCAGGCGAGCTGACCGCTGCTCTACCCCGCATCGTTTTCTTTCTGAATACGTTCAACCTGCTTTGGATCCAGGTCGAGATGTGGTAGCTGACACTTGCCTTTCTGCCGAATTTTCGTGTCTGTTCTCTGGGCAGCCTGGAGTAGTTCGTGAAAGGTGTCTGCCGTCACGACTAACCAATGTTTCGTACCGCTTTGCTTTGGGGTGACATGAATTGGAGCCATCGCTATCGTTTACTAGTGGTGAGACAATAATAGCGCGCATGACGGTAAGCGTCCTGCGCATGAATAAGGGTCGATAGCATGGCAGAGTGTTGCTGCAAAATTTCAACACGACCAATGACCGAGGGATCTTGAAGTACGAGCAGCGGCTCCGGGGTGCACAAACTGGCGAAGGCTTCCACGATTCCGATTATACGTACCGACGGAAACACCGAGCCAACTTGCTCCATTGCACGTCCAGGGCGAAGGTGGAAGGATTCGATTACTACGACCTCAGGCAGTTGCGGCTTACCTTGATTGGTAAACGTGCCGTGGAGCAGGGCCGGGAAGAACGATAGTCTGTCCTCCCAAGGTATCTGCCACACGCCTACTACCTGAAAGTCGTTACTCCTGTCGTCTGCTACGATAAGGCAGACGCCTGTGGTGGTGCCTGGATCTACGCCAACGATAGACGCCATATGCCCTCCTAAGGGGAGTGCAGGCAGATCTCCTTCGATGCGTGAGACCTGCCTGCAGATGCCGCCCCACCGTCAAACGAAGGCCGTTAGGCCTCCGACACAAGTGGGACAGCTCAGCGAGTGGGAGGGTCGTTCACCACCTCCCACTCACAGTGAAACAACGCGGAGGTTAGGCGTTATTTCTGAAAGGGCGACGGCGCGACCACCTTGCGGATGGGCTTGCCGTGGCTGTCAAGGCCTTTGGCCTTCAAATCCGCGGCGCGCTTGATCCGGTACTGCTTCTGGCCAGCGTAATCGTACCGCTGCTCGAGAACGATGCCGAGCGGCTTCAGGGCTACGATCACCTTCTCGTAGTCGGACGGTTTGACGTGGATGACCCACGCTTTGCCGGCCGCGGAAGCCTTGCCACCGGCTCTACGAACCCGTGGGGTGACCTTGTATTCGTCCAAGTGGGCTTTCGTGAACGTCCACTGGCCGGCGTCGTTCTTGGCACCTTTTAGGGTGCCCTCACGAGCCAGCGTGCGGATGCGCATCTCGCCGAGGCCCAAATAGAGCGCGGCGGTCCGCAGATCCATAGGATCTGGGAACTTGACACTGCTGAGGTCGATCTGAGTAGACATGACTTGCTCCTTTTCTGAACTGAGAATGTTTTGGACTACACGCTCATTGTAAGCTAAGCGCGCATAAAAAGCAAGAGAGGAACTTAGGTCTCATTTACCATGGTTTTTGTGCTCCTTTCCACTAACTAAGTCCCAAAGTTCTTTGGGAGCATCACCTGGCATAGATTTAGGATCCAGGTGGACATGTTCGGCGAACCACTCTAGGGCTCGTTGGTGCCGGAATAAGGTACGGTTAGTGAAGAAGGCTTCAGCAGCATTAGCTAGCACTACCGCAGCGAGTATAATGACTACCGTATCGTTGCTCATTTACGCCTCTTTGAGCCCTTCTTAGCACGCTGGCGGTTCACTTTCACGCTCGCCTTTGCTCTCTTGAGACGCTTCTTCTCTTTGGCTTCAGCAACCTTGTCGTGCCAGTAACAGGGTGTGTCAGTCATTGTGGCTCCTTCTATATAGGAAATAGGCAGCCGTACGCCTTGTTTAGTTATGATTCATTATAATAGCATTCTCGGTTTTTCACAAGGGTCATTGATGTAATCAACTTAGGTCGTAGGCTCGGAAGCCTGCGACATCACTTCCGCGCAAAGCATTAGATAGTGAAACAACTCAGGCTTCACCCTGTTACGCATGCGGCCGTCCTTCAATGCATGGTATAGGTATGACGCCCAGCTAGGGTTCCGTTGCCACAGGACGACAAACGCGCGACGTGAAATTGCCCAGTCCCATTCCCTTGGAGGCTCTACAGCTTGGTACGCTCGGCGGACAGTATCCGTGTATGCTAGGATGAAATCAGCGGCACTGTACTCGATCGCGTGGATGCCAACGCTCGTCGTTTGGTTATAAGGTATCGCCCTAAGCAGGTTGAGCACACGCCAGATGCGAACGGGTTTGTCAGTTCCCCGGTGCATGTACACCTCAAGTCTTGCGCAGCAGAGTCTTGCTGTGATGAGTTGGCCCCACATCCCTCTGCAGCTTACCCGAAGCGACTGCCAAATAGGCTCGTATGCCATCGCAGGCCATGACTGCTCGGGGTATTCTTCAAGCAGTTCGCTGTCATACACGTGGAACTTAGGCCTCGTGTACATTGTGTACACGCTTTTTCGGCTTAGCTACCTTAACCGGGGCTGTGCCGATGACGCCCTTAACAGGGTTCCATGTTCGCATGGTCTCTACCACTCCAGCAAGGCCGTTCTCTGTAAGCACGATCTTGACGGCCTCGTACTCGGTACGTGTCATGTAAACGACGTACTTGTTACGTCCGTCAGCTCTGTGTGTTTGCCGCTTGGACTGGCTGAGGAAGAGTTTGATGTCTTCGTCAGTGATTACGTGTCGCTTCACAAGCGACTCAGGGACTATAGGCTCCAGCCCTGATACTAGTTGTCCCTTACGGATCAGCGAGCGGACGTAGGCGGGCGTAAAGCCCATCACCTTCGCCGCTTCAGCAATGTTATGTTTTGCCATCTTGTATCTCCTTTAGGGCGTGTAGGACGCTACGCATCCCTGCACGCTCAACTAACACAACTAGGACGTCGAACGCGGTTTTATCCGAGCCTGTGATTGGTATCGTACGCAGGTCAATTATGTCCGGAGACATAATTGCAGGCTTCGTAGAGTCCAGTGCTCGATCGATACGTACTGCATCTCCTAGCAATAGTCTGCGGGCAGGCATTTATGACCCACCGTTCAGGTAATGGACACGAGCAGCCGCAGACTCGCGGTCGGCATGATCGCTGTCTATGTGCCATTTGCCAGACGGGTCGTAGAATCCAACTGTCCACAGGCCTGGTTCGGACTGAATGTAGACGTACATAGCTCTCTCCTTCTATATAGTTACTTGATGATGCCTAATTATAACATGAACCAAAGGTTTTTCATAAGGGGCATTGATACAATCGACTTTGGTTAATCTGGTAGGGGCTGTCTACTATAGCGGACTTGGCCGCCATCGCGAATTACCTGACGGACTAAGGCGTCGAACTCCGCTTGAGCCCTATCCAGCTTTTCGTAATACATGTCCGAGTGTCGCATCAGAAAACTGTTGCCGGGGTCAAGACTCACGACGACACACTTGACGCGGTACCCGTTACCGTATTCGAAAACGTCTACGGTAGCTTCGTAGGGCCTGTGGGCGTCTTCAAACGTAGCGATTACACGGTTATTCATCTTCTACTCTCCTTTCGTAGGTTGAAGCGTTATGGGCGGTATTGCATACTTGCCCAATTGGGGAACAAGGTTCTTGCAGTGTCTGCATCTAGCTTATCTCCTGCGCCCAAGACATCTTCAGGCCTATGCAGCTGTGTGCAGTACCAAATGTAATCAGGGTTAGCCTGTTCTTCGACCTTGAGTTGCGCTAGCCCAGGCCAACCAATGTAGGCAGCCCAGTCCCCGATTGCACCTTCTTTGGCAACAATGTGAACGATAGCAACGTTAGGGTCTCTTACCAATTTGGTAAAGAACTCCTTTGCTTCACACTCTGGTAACTCTGCAACTGTACACGATTTCACTTCCGTATGGTGGATTCCCATTCTCAGTCTCCTTTCTTCGAGCGAACATAGGTGGTGCAGGACTCCCGATAACCAGTCGGTAGGAGGGGGGCAATGAACAGTCCCTGTCCTGCACCACCAGGTGTGAGGGCAGGAATCGAACCTGCCTGTAACACCAGGCTCACCGATTACTCCTTGTAGATGGAGAAAAACCGCACGCCCTTATATTCAAAGAAGGACTTGAAAGGGTATTCACTGTCTCCGCGTGACGTGGTAACCAACTCACATCCTGAGTAGGCAGGCATAAGTTCACGCAGGTTAGCTAACCCGCGGATGTACACGCCGTCAGCAGTGATGCTTACAAGTGGCGTCGAGTGGTAGACTTTGGTGAACTTCTTCTGCATCCTAACGAGCTCTTCAATGTTCATCTGTTTCTCCTTTCAGGGCTGAACCGCCCCTGGCTGGCCATCAGTTCACTGGTGGCCAGGTGTGAAGGTTCAGCTAGGCTACTCGCCTGGGGCCATCTTGCGGCCCACGTACATGTTGATCCTCAGGTCGGTGCCGGGGACTTTGGTGAAGCCGCCGGTGTTGGCGACGCCCATCATCTTGCCACTGTTCGACAGCCCAGTTTCTTCGTGCAAGTCGACGACCAAGATGAGTAGATGTTTGTCCTCGATAATAATGGAAGAGACGTTATTGCCGACATACTTCATCTCTCCGAGGTCAACGGTTACGGTATCAGGGGGCATAGTATTCTCCTTTCAGTTACTGAGGCTGAACCGCCTCGGCTTGCAGACAAACAGCGGCGTTGCCACTTGTCTGCATGCGGTGGACGTTCAGTGACTGTTAATGCACTGTTGTAGGAAGACACTGCCGGTGCCGTCTACAAAGTTACCGTTGAGCTGGTTGCAGAAGAATTCAACTTGGGCAGCTGTGCTTGCACGACGAAACTCTTCGATGAACTCGAGACGCTGTTGCGGTGGTACGAGTCGCTGCCACTTAGATAGGAACTGGAACTGGACTCCTGTTGCTTGATGTAGGGACATCGATAGTGTCATGTTACCTCCACAGGCGTCGGCAGCTCGATCGGGATTGGCTTTGGAACGGGCCAATTTGGTACTGCGATTGGCTCTTCCTTGGGCTTCGGCACCCTCTTTGGAATGGGCTGGGGAATCGGGCGCTCAGTGATTCTTACATGTTTACCAATCTGGGACATCTTGGTACCTCATTTCTTTGAGCAATACGCGGACTGCGTCTTCTTCTTCTGCAGTGAGACGCAGCTTTACAGTACGGCGTACTCTGCGGGATTCCATGTACGCCTTAACGCTTTCTTTGGTAAGGTACACTTTGTTTACGCCAGCATTGATTGGCTCAGTATGATCGACCACCAAGCGTCCCCGTTTCACGAGTGCGCGTACGAAGTGGTGATCGCAACCGATCCTTAAACTGGCTTCTTTGATACTTATGTAGTCCATAGGGTCTCTCCAGCAGGTAGCACGTCGTTAGGACTGAGTACGGGGACCCCGTACAGCCTCGATACTACCTTGGCGAAGTGCTTGTTAGGGTAGTTTAGCACCCCCGTGATAACCGCGTACTCCGCTCTGCAGCCGACGGCACACTCGATAATCGTACCGCCAATCTGCGCTCGGACTACGACAGCCCTTGATGAAACGTAGGCCGCTGCATCCTTTACCCCCCAAAAAAAGTACAGACCGCAGGAGCAAGTCTCCCCCATGCATGCTCCAGCGTAACCGGGCCGCGGACGCTTGGCACAATACGCGCGGGTTACTTTGTGCGGGTGCCAACAGAAGTCACCGTCTCTTGATCCTAGGATTCGCTCTCCTCGGCTATCGACTGTTAGGCATATGGCCTTCCAGGCTACGTCTACTGAAGGTAAGTTAGATTCAGGCTCTGGCTCTGGCTCTAGTACAGCCCCAAGTGTAGCAATGGTACACGGCGGAAAGTGTGTTATAACAAGTACGCCTAGGTCGCGTAAGTTAGCGCCATGCTTGAGGGCTATATGCCTAAGGGAGCGTAGGTGCGATCCAGAGTTACTTGTCCATTGGGCGCCCGCGCACTCGGCACATGTGTCGTCGATCGGTGGGTGCCAGTAGCCCCGTGCGTCAAGATGCAGGTTTGGCGGCTGTAGCCGCTTGGCGACATACTCTGCAAACGCGCTGTCTAATGCCTTCATTGATTCCTCCTTTCGTATCGAGGTTGGTGGGCAGGGGCTAGGGGGAGATAACCCAGCCCCTACCGACCAGTGAGTAAATGCTCACCAGCGCAGCCACTAGCCCCCCCCGCTAATGGCTGCTAGGTGCGCACCAGTTACTGTGGAACAGCAACTGCAACGAGCTTCGCAGCTTTAGCTTTGGGGACGTACGCACGCTTCAGGTTGACGCGCAGCCCTGTGGGCAGCGTGGCAATCTCTTCGGCGGTAGCGTACAGGAAGTACTTCGTGCGCCCGTCCGCGCGGCCGAACCGCTTGCCGACGCCTTTGCGCCAGGCTTCGAGGTCCGTACCTAGGATCTCGTGGCGCACACCTTCCTTGCGTCCTTCGATCGGCGCTAGTACGCTAATCAGCGCACCAGTCTTGATCGCGTGGCGAACGTACTGGGCGGTCAGGCCCACTTTCTTCGCCGCGGTTGTGATGGTGTACACGTTCGATTTCATGATGTTCTCCTTTCTATATAGGTTTCGAGCAGTCTTGTAGCTCGATAAACAAATTATAACCTGTCTCCTATGAACTTCATAAGGGGCATTGCGGCTAGCTCTTTTCTGGATTGTGGAAGCCGTATTTCTCTGCAACAGCCCGGTAAAGTGGAAGGCCGTACGGCGCGTACTCTGAAAAGTTGACGAGGTCGTCTTCGAGGATCCATAGCCACATCTTGACGACGCCATACATTAGCGATGATGAGATCCCTCGCCCGTTGATGGCCTTCTCAAATGCAAACGCCAGATCTTCTGAGAGCTGACGGCGTACGGCTTCTTCTGTCCACGGTAGCGCCGTCCAACTGTTAGGATCTGCTTTGTAGCCAAACTTCTCTACTTCGGTGACTGGGAAGAAGCTTACGAGGCGTGAGTAGTCGCGGCTGTCGATTATTGCACATGTTCGACGGTCATAGCCAACAGTACCGTCTTCCACAGCTTTCAAGACTGCGTCTTGAGTTAGCATGTGACTCTCCTTTCGTTAGTCGACTGGGTCGAGCTCGTCGCGTTCGTTTTCGCGGCGAGCCAATTCTCGGGCGAATTCCGCCCAGCGAGGGTTGCTCTCGTCGATCATCTGAGCGAGCTGTTCGTCGGTGTAGGACTCTACGGGGTCCATTCGGTTCCTGAATAGGAAGTCCGCGATTGGTTCTGTTATCATACGTCTCCTTTCTGTGGCTTGGTTACTTAGGTAAAGCGCACATTGAGGGGCCCTATCGTCACACATGCCCGACGTTGATAAGGCCCCGTGATGTACGCTCAGCACAGGGCTGAGTGTTATATCGATTCTGGTGTCAGCTGTTAGCTGTCAGGCGTCGATGCCGGCTTCGCGTTTGTCTGCGCATGTGTCGCAGTAGTACCCACTAGGCCGGCCTTCAGTGTGCTTCCTGTAGCGCCACTTCCATGTAGGCCCTGTGCGTGGCAGCTTCTTTCCACAACTGCATCGCCACGTACTACGTGTTGACGCGCGGGTATGGTTTCCGTTCTTAGTCCTAGTCATTGTTTCTCTCCTTTTGGTCGATCGGGTCGATCGTAAGTCTGTGGCATGTGCCACATTCGCAAGCGCGCTACCGTCTAGGTGGTACGCTAGCGGTTGGGGTCATGCGTTATGCAAAGATACCGCTTTCCAGCATACGCGCCAACATATGTTTGCATACTATGCCTCGGTACGCATGGTCAGGGCACTCGCACCGCCAAATGGTGGTGTGGTACTTGGTGATGCTTGCCTGGTACGTGTCGCTGGTGAGTGCCAAGACGAGTGCGCTAGCCAGCCTACTAGGATCGTAACGCTCAGGCCGCTTTTCTATCAGCGTGAGAGCGAACTCGTGGTTGGATGCTATGCGCTCTTCTGATGTGAAGGGTTCAGGGTGCATCTGCACTGAACTCCGTATGCAGGTGCGATATCCTGTCGATGAACACCTTGCCGGTGTTGTCAACGGTGATCTCGGCTACGTACTCTTCGAGGATGTCGACACCGAAGCCCTGGTCGAAGGTGGCCATCACCGGGTCGGAGTCTTGCTCGAGATCATTGTGCTCGCAGGTCTTGATGACGACGTTGAACGCGTCGCAGTCATCTGGGAGCTTGGCAAGCATCGCATCCAGTGCGTCGTGTGCTGCTTTCTTCTGATTCGTGTTCATAGTACTCCTTCGTTGACGTGGTCGATCGCGAAACAGGTTTTCATCACGAGGTCGTAACAGCTCACGTGCATCTCGTCTTGCGCATTCCAATCCATGTCCGCAAGGATTTGATCCTGCGGGAGCTCGAGCTCGGCACGCGTCTCTGCATCAGGCTCGAAGGCGTCGGTCATCAATGCGACCGCAATCTTGTCGCCATCTTCGATCTTGCCACCGCATACCTTACACTTGCGGCTGATACTGGTAAGTGGGGATACGCTCATTGTTTCTCTCCTTTCGATTCGATTCCTAGTTATATCGAATCCAGAGCTCCTGTTCATCGCGCCAATCGAACAAGACGCTCTCAAAGTCGCAGTGAACCGGTAGTAGTGCTCGTGCGGCTTGCTCGTAGATCTCTTTGGCGGTCTCATATTCATCTGGGTATGTCTCAGATGTTTTAGGTGGGGCAGGTCTAAGTTCTCCTGTAGCCTCGCTTATGCGATACGCGAATGGAGGCGCGAAGTAGACGCGCTCACAATACTTGTATCCTTCGATCTCTTGATGTATCGCGCTGATATCATCATGAGATACGATCTCAGGATCTTTATTGAATGTTACCTTGTTACTTATGGGGGCGATCACGTCGACGTTTGCTATGTCAAAATCAACAGCGCACGCGTCGCCGATGCTCTCAACAGCTTCGACCGCAGCTTTGAGCAGGGCTTCTAGAGCAGAATCTTGCTCTTGCTCTGTCTCTACGTATATGGTGATACGTTTCTGGGACATTGCTTCTCTCCTTTCTATATAGGTTCCAAGCAGTATGGTAGCTTGATAAATAATTATAACATGGCTCCTATGATTTACATAAGGGTCATTGAACGGATCACTTTATTGATCCGTTATATGCCTACCATCTTGCCGAAGCCTGTATGCTGGCGCTCGGTCTCAATGCGCCATTCGTCTAGGATTTCGTCAACTTGAACCCAGTCGCCGTCGATATCGTACTGATCGCGCATCCAAAGTGCAATCAGCTTGTTGCCGAGCTTAGCGAGGGCCCAGGCAATCTTGCTCTTTAGCCGTGCCTTCATTGCGTCTCTCCTTTGCTACTGCAGCTGAACGGCTGCATGATGAGATGCACTAGCGGTGGTGCTAGTGCATCTGGTTCACGCATCTGTTACATGCAAGTGTACTCCGCATCATCGTGATATTCGCAATCGATGTCGCCGAAGCTCACGAGCAGGGCGCTGATCTTATGTTCCCATTTATCAACGAGCTCTGCAGTGAACTTATCAGGGTCCTTCGCAACGATCTTGATACCGCGGATATCTTCGCCATCGATCTCTGCATCGCGGTAGTGTCCTGCGATCATGTCGTGGAGCTCGTATTCATCGATCTGAACAATGTTCTTCATATCATCGAGCCACTTATACGGCTCGGCTCCTTCGACGACGGCTTCGATATCGACTGCCTGTATCTGTGCGTCGGAGACCTTCGCAACGGCTTCGATGCATGCGCGCTGCAGCTTCGTTACATCATCTGCTGAGCACGTTTCCATGGCTAACGTTACCTTGATCTGAATCATGTTATGCCTCCTTTCATATAATATCGATTTCAAGCAGCATGATAGCTTGATAAAATAATTATAACATGGCTCATATGATCTACATAAGGGTCATTGATATGAGCAACTTATTGGTCGCTCTCCAGGCTAATCTCGAATGCGTTACGATCAGCTTCAGGGCCTAGCGGTACCTCTACGGTTGCGGGTACGGCTCTCGGCGCTAAAGCGTCGAGAGGCTTACGCCAGATCCATGGATTGTCGTATCCAATGCTGACTTCAGGGTATCCTGCTGCGTTGACGCTGGTACCTTCGACATACAGCCCTGCGATTGCGACTAGCTCGAAGCCTGCGGCGAATGCATGGCGTACATGGTTTACATGCAACGTACCGCAGCCCTTTACCGTGAGCAGGGCACCAGGCTTCAGGACCCTGTATACTTCAGCGTACGCGGCTCTGAAGTCGTTATCCCCTGCATCTGATTCTAGGAAACAGCTGCCGAGCGCTTCGCTGAAATGGTCGCTCGGCATCTCAGGCATACGCGCGTAGTCGCCAACGTAATTATACGTTACGCCGTCGCCGGATACGCTGCCATCATCGGATATAGAAATAGCGTCTTCGGCTTCGTAGCATGCCGTGCCGCCGAGATCCAGTTTATGGTACTGGGCCATGTTACGCGGTAACTTATGCGTCGCGTAACGTTCGCCATCCTTTCTACGTCTCATCGCTTCTCTCCTTATATATAGGTTCCAGGCAGATGGATGCCTGGTTTTATTATATAATAATTATAATACGGATCCTATGTTTTACGTAAGGGTCATTGATGCGATCGGTTAATTGATAACATATCATTGGTTACCGCCGCTTGGCTTCCTTCTCTAGATCCAATCCTTTGATGCAATCGATGCAATGGAACTCGTATTCATGGGGCCACTGCAGCCGGCTCATGCGACCGTAATCAAGCGGCAGCAACTGTTGACAGCATGGGCATCTGAAGCAAGGACACGCTGTATCCTTGGCTCTCTGCAACGCGAGCCGTCGCAAGACGACCGGGTTCTTTATCTGTCTGCCTTTGCTCGTATCCCAATCGTCCGGCATTGATGGCCATATCTTATACCGTAGCTGGTTCCTATTCATATGATAAGCTCCTGGTTACGTTAGATATGTGGTTCATAATATAATTATAATCTGGATCCTATGTTTTCTACAAGGGTCATTGAAGGGGGCAGTTTCAGGCAGACTGCTTGGGGACTTAGCCGAGTTGTTGATCAAATGATCAACAACTCTTCTCATATGCGGATTCTTACCAGGACATATATGTATAATACTTAATAATGAATATTATCTTCGATAATTATACCATTGATATGCATTACAGAATCATCAAGAGAAAAACATAGATTATTATAATTGATTATCATTATATTGTATACTTAAGTACCCTGTTAGGGTACTTGAGCATCCTGCTTAGGACTTACGCTAGGGGTGTTGCCACGGTGGACGGGGGTAGGGAGAGGGGACGGTGAAAGAGCTCCCGTGTCACAAGCAAGCACCCCGCATTTTACCCCAGCCCCAGCCGCAGTTCGTACGTCTGCAGCCACGCCCGGCGGCATGCAACAGAGCGCAATGCGACTGGAAGAAGATATAATGGCCCAGTACAGTCACATGGCGGGGAGCCTGAGGGTCGATCGGGATCCAAGATCAGGGCGCATACTTTCCGCTAGACGGCCACCTAGCGGGCAGCCGCGGTCGTAGGTCATACATAGCTCTGAAACTGGTCACAGATTTTTACCATCTGCCGGGTGCCATGCGGTTCGCCTGACGCCCAACGCTGCGCGGCGCCAAGGCCCTGTGCTGTGGTAGCGTGGCTTCGGATGCGGTCGCGGAGACTGGATCTTATGATTTGTTCCTGTTACTTATCGCGGCGTCTGACGAATATGTAAGGAACAGATGATAATCATCCATGATCTGTGCATCGGTCATCGTATCGTAGGCGACGTCCTCTCCTGTATCGATGACTCCCGAGATGTACTCCTCGACCATATCCGCGGCGATATCGTTGGCTACGAGGATCTTTCTGATCCGTGCTAAGCGCTTATCCATTGATTCTCTCCTAGGATCCACATACGATGGATCCAGATTATATATATAATTATAACAGGGATCCTAGGATTTTTACAAGGGTCCTTGCGGGCATCACCTTCGTGCGGGGCGCCGTGGGGTACGGATCAACAAAGAGATCCGATCGATGACCCTTATGAAGATCATATGATCTGTATTATAATTATATATAATCAGGTTACATCGATATGTAACCAAGGAGCGAATCAATGAACGTAGCATATCGTAAGGATCCAAGGATCGTATCGCATGACGATGCAGCCGCGATACATCAAGAGGTAGGGTACATAGATCCCGCAACCGGTATCGAAGTACCCTATGATCACTGTATCCGCGTATCGTTCGCGGAGCCGTTCGCCGCGTATAAGGTTCCAGGCGATGATCCAGCAGCTGCGGAGGGCTTGGCTCTCGAGATGTATGAACAGAGAGCCGATGAATACGAAGCCGCGAAGGTAGCTTACGAAGCGTTCGCGGTAACGGAGCTCGGCATCGAGCTCAAGGAGCCGTACACCTTCGATTGGCGCGATGAACAGGAGCTCTGGATTCGATATAACGATTAGGTAGCCGAAGATCCGATCTCCCCGAGCGGATCTCTGTTTGCTGCCTTGGCACCTCGCATTAAGTTGATTCGATCAATGACCCTTATGTTGATCATATGATCCATATTATAATTATATATAATAACGGATACATCGATATGTATCCAAGGAGAGAATCCATGAGAGCGACAAAGGTACCAGGTACAAGGGCTCGGGAGCGAAGCCGCGTTACCATAGCGAGGGACCTCGGAAGCCGGATCAAGGCGTACATCGCGTTGTGTAGCTGCGGAGACCCCGCATGTGATACGTGCAAGGTCGGGGTCGCGATCGGGCTCAAGGCTCTGGATCGCGCGTTTACCGCCGGCGCTAAGAGCAAGTAACCGGATCATAGGACGGTAGCTGCTGCAGGTGTCTACGTATCCACGGAGAGGAGGCCGCCTGGGTCATAGGGGATCCAAGATCCGGCGACACATTTTGAAACATAGCGGGGGTCTTGGGAGTCGATCGTTGGCGGGGCGCCTCCGGCGTTTTTTCGCACCATGCGGGTCGCTTGGAGGTCGATGGGGATCCCGGATCCTGGAAGAGGTTTTGGAGATGGGGTGAGGAAAGAATACGAAGAAGACCAAAATCATCTTATTAGAAAGTGCAAGCATGCAAGCACATAAACACATATGCACATATGCTTATATGCACATATACAACTTTCCACACCTTACAGATTTGTAAGGTTTATAATGCTTATACGCTTGCATTGTGCATATATATACTGTATAGTTGTTGTATAGGCTCTTGCGTTCACAAGAGCCGAGAGGATAACATGTCAGAGCAAGCGCAAGAAAAGTACTTTACAATCGCAATGATTGTAAGGCAAGGCTTTTCTAGGGTGTACGTGCATAGGGCTTTCGTCAAGGGATGGTTACACGGCAAGAAGGTAACAATGCCTAATAACCCCCATGTCATGCAATGGGTTTGTTTGGAAAGCGAATACCGTGCGTGGCGTAAGCGATGCCTTGCTCATAGCAATGCCGGTATATTCACAGGTACGGCAAGGCAAATTGAAGGCTTGCAAGAGTACCTAAAAGATGCCAAACCTGATGATATCGCAGCATTGCGCAAATCATTATTACCTGACGACAAGTAGCATGTCAGGCAACATTTCAAAGATACCCTTGCATACGCAAGGGTATTTTTACGTCTGTTTTTACGCTATGAAAAACTTTCAGCTTTTCTTTTACGCACGCACACATTTACACCCTCTCCCTCATCCTCCAGATCGTCCATGTCAGCTACTTCCGACGGAGCGTGTCTACGCTAAAGCCGCCTAGAGTAGTATGGGCGGCTTTCTTCGCGACAATTAGCTTGTCGATGACAGCAACCCGACGGTCAATCTCACTCCGTACAATCCGCGCAGCCAAGCCACTGACACGGATGCCAAGGAGTTCGTCGTGCAGCGCTGCCAGCTCAGCTAACGTCGGAACGTAGTTACGGCGGGCTCTGCGAACAGCCACACGAAGCACGATGAAGGAGAGCAGACTTAGTTCAAATAGGGGGTCCATATTTACCTCCTTAGGTAGAACGAAATTTTGTATGCGGCCTGGTTTTACCCCGGACCCGCTAGCGGCTACAGCATCCTTGGCCGCCGCAGGGGTACACCTCGCCTGTGCAGCTCACTGTGCAGAGTTGGCTGCATAATCCCAGTCTCTTGGCTGATGTTCCACAGTGGCAAGCCAGCGATGTATAACTCGACAGCTTTGTCCAATCGAGCGTTGGTAGTCACCAACGTCGCGACCTTACGCGTGGGTACATCGTTCTTGGCGAGTATGGAGTACAGTAGGGTGTAGGAAATGCCGTGTTGCTTCAGTATAGCGGGTACTGGGGTACTTTCCAAGTACTCCCGTACCACGGCTTCTTCGTCTACTGTCTTCAGACGCCGGCGGGCTGTCTCCTTCCCGTGGTCTTTGAGGACGCGTCTCGCAGTTTGCGGCGATACATTCAACTCACTCGCGATGCCGGCAAGATTAACGCCCGCGTCGTGCATCATCAGTATCTCTTGAACCTTTTCTTCTTCCATGTTTGGCTCCTTATCCTAGGCTGGGTATAATCCTTATAAAGATTATAAGTTCATTCTTTGTTTTTGACAATAGCGCAATTGGAGGCTTAAGCGTACCGTTAGACAGGGTCTTCACCGAACGTGGTCGGCCTGTTTTTGGTACTGGGTTTTTTAGACTCAGATAGGGTATAATTGGAGCATGATGGACTCGATTGTTGTCAGCCCCGCACAAGTGCCAGCGGAAGTGCAAGTACAAGTGGAGGAGCCTACTACATATGCTTGGACGCAACGAGACGGCGAGCCATGGTTTTGGTTTAACCGTTTCATTACGTACTTCTTGCCGCTAGGCCCGGGACGAAGCATCATCAAAGCCTACGAGACGATGGTCGCGGCCGAGCATCCTGAAGTGGCCGAAGCTCGTCGTCGTAGTAAGAAAAAGATGAATGCTACGGGTGCATGGTCAAAGAAAGCGCGCGATTGGGACTGGCGTGACAGAGCCAAGGCGTATGACCGATTTGCCTACGCAGAAGCTTTAGCGGAGGTCGATAAAGCACGTGTAACTCTCCTTGAGAGTGCGAACACAGCGGCTTTGACGCTTGCAGGTGCTCTTTCCGACGGCCGCTTGAAAGTGGCTGCCGCAAAAGAAATCCTTGATCGCGTAGGTCTCCCTGGTACAGTCAACGTCGGCGTTGGGCCTATTGAGAAGTTTACAGCCGACGAGCTCAGACAGGCGGAGAGAGAAGTCGACGAATGGGAACCGCTACCGAGTCCGAAATCCGAATAGAGTGGCTAAAGTGCTCAAAGTCCTGCGCCTACTTCATTTACAACTACTGCATGATTTACGATGCAGCGATAGGTGACTGGATCCCGTTTCATCTTTGGCCCAAGCAAGTAGAAGTGCTCGACCTGCTCGTTAACAACCTATTAAATGTCATCCTGAAGGCTAGACAACTTGGCCAAACATGGCTCGTACTGTGTTATATCCTATGGCGTATGATTTTCAAGCCGGTATTCACAGCACTCGCCTTCTCGCGCCGCGAAAACGAAGCGATCTACCTCTTATGCGAACAGCGTCTACGGGGCATATACCGACGATTGCCTAAGTGGATGCGCGTTAGACAGGTCGTTGCGAACGCGTCGCATGAGTGGGCGCTATCAAACGGGTCAATTGCTTATGCATTCCCAACAACGGCAGGCGACTCTTATACAGCAAGCTTCGCCTTTGTTGATGAAGCAGACCTAGTACCGGATCTCGCTGCTCTGATGAACGCGGTGAAACCGACCATCGACGGTGGTGGTGGCATGGTTTTGTTAAGCCGGTCAGACAAAACCAATCCGAACAGTCTGTTTAAGAACACCTACCGGGCCGCGAAAGAAGGTAGAGGGCCATGGAAGGCTATTTTCCTACCGTGGTACGCCCGGCCAGACCGCGATGCTGCGTGGTATCAGCTGCAAAAGGATGATATTCTAGCTCGCACTACTAGCCTCGATGACTTGTTCCAGCAGTACCCCGCAACAGACGACGAAGCTTTGGCGCCCTCGCAGCTAGATCGCCGCATACCCTTCTTATGGATCACGAAATGCTACCACGAACTGCCTGTCCTAATCGACCACAAGTACAGTTTACCGTTTTTACAGCTGTACGTGGCGCCGAACATAACACACCACTACATGATCGGCGCCGACCCTGCGGAAGGTGGTCCTGCAAGTAACGATAGTGTTGCGATTGTGGTCGACCAGACCACACTCGAAGAGGTCTGCGTCCTCGCAGGTAAGATAGAACCGAAGGTGTTTGCAGGATACCTGCATACCCTTTCGAAGATCTTTCACAACGCGAAGCTGATGGTCGAGCGTAACAATCACGGTCACGCAGTTTTGTTAGCACTCGAAGAAGTCCACAACTACAGAAGCCACCTACTCTGCGGTGAAGACCGCAACATTGGGTGGCAGACTACAAGTAAGAGTAAGGACCTGATGTATTCAGAAGGAGCCGATGTACTACGCGATAGTAGAGCAATCATTCATTGTGCAGAGACCAAGACGCAATTATCCCTTATTGAAGGATCGACCCTCAAGGCTCCCGAGGGTAAAAGCGACGACTACGCGATCGCCTTTATGTTAGCCTTGATGAGCGCCGCTGCGAGACCTGTTGGCGCGTTCGCTGTTAACTACGTGGAGAAGCAACAATATGGCACTAGGCAGCCCCGTACCAGTAGTCACCGTTGACATGTCCTACATTGACGCGCTGATTAAAGCGGTCGCAGCCGACGACGCTATTGTAGTCCTTGCCCGAAAGTACCATAACGGCGACCAGGACACGTACATGTCGGAGCGGGTGAAGGAGTTTCTTAACCTGCACTCGGAGGTTAGGAAGTTCAACCTCAATGTTTGCCGCACAGTGACGCTTGCTGTTAAAGATGAACTGTCGGTAAGCGGCTTTAACACGAATGAAGTTGCCGACCTTGCAGGCCTTAAAGCTCAAGCTAAGTGGGCTTGGGATCTCTGGACCACGAATCATATGGATGCGGTACAGGCTGAGGTCCACGAATCTGCACTATCCGACCGCGAGACTTTTATTATAGTCGACTACGACTACGAGAAGTTGCGTCCGCGGTTCATTCATAACTACAAGTACACACCTCTAGACGGAGGTGGCGACGGCCAAGGCTGTTGGATGCTTTACGAGAACGACGATGTAAATCAGCCTGCGAAATGTGCAGTTAAGCAATGGACTCAAACGGTCTACGACAAAACAGGTCAACCGACAGTAAGTCAGAGACGTACGATCTATTATCCTGACCACATTGAGAAGTGGGTTTACGTGTCCGCGTGGGAACGTTATAGTGAGCCCCAGACGGACCCTAACACCCCTGTAGAACCGTGGCCGATCCCGTGGGTCTCGAGCGACGGCTCGCCACTCGGGATCCCTGTAATCCACTTCCGGAACGTGAATCTTACTCCTGAAGCATGGGATGCGATTCCGTTGCAAGATGCAATTAACAAGACACTAATAGATATACTCGCAGCAAACGACCTCACTGCGTTTCAAATGCTTGCCGCGTTGGGTTGGTACCCCACCACCGACGGTGAGCCTCCTAAGGAAGATAAGTCGAACTTGCTCGCTGTAGGCCCTGGTCAGTTTATTGGCACAAAGGACCCAGAAGGTAAGTTACAGATCGTTACCGGAGGTGATTCGACAGCATTAATAAACACGCTTAAGGACCTCATACTGATGGCCGCGCAGATAACTAGTACGCCTACTTCGCGGTTCACTACCACGAAGTTGATCGCATCTCAAGAGACCCTTAAGGAACAGAACATTCAGCTAAAGAAGAAAGCGCAAGACCGCCGTGTCTTGTTCGGTGACGCTTGGGAAGCTTGTCTAGAGATGGCCCGCAAGGTTGCGAACATCTTTGGGGCTGCTAACCTTGATGAGCTCGTTGCATTTTCGACGATTTGGTCTAACAACGAGACGTTGGATGACCTCCAAGCGAAGTTGGCTCTCGGCGTCCCCCAAGAAACTGTCTGGAGTGAAGCTGGTTACACTCAAGAACAGGTTGTTAATATGAAGCACACAAATGAGTACCGCTTTGACATCCTAGCTAAGTTGTGGCCTCTGATATCTGAGCAACCAGAAGCAGCAACGTATCTAGCCGCCCTAACAAAGGAATTTAGCTGGTTGCTTGTACCAGCCAGCAACAGTCCATGAAGACGGAGGTATCGTATGACTAACCAAGTTGCACTTGTGAGGGGCGACGGCAGAGAATTTGCTATCGAACTTGTAGATACTGGCAGTGTCGACCCCGAAACGGGAAGGGAGATATACCGCATTGGGGCAGTATTGGGAGCGACACCCACGATAGATATTGGAGATGTCACCCTGCTTGCTGGAACAGCACTTGTTGGTAAAGTTGGAATAGATCAGGCGACTGCCAATGCAAATGAAGTGGTTGTTAAAACTATGGCTGCTCTGGTTGCAAGCGAGGTACATGTTGGCGCAATTGGTGGACATACTATCGCAGTTGCTTTTACACCAGTTCTTACCGTTGCCGGAGCATATATAGCCGGTGATTATGTTGGCACGTCAGGTACTACCACGGCAATTACAGCTGCACGGGTTAATGCTGGTTCAGGTTGGGTGATTTCTGCCCGCTTGATAGACTATGCTCTCCAATCTGCATCGCTGGAGTGTTGGTTGTTCAATGCGGCAATAACCCCACCTGCGGACAACGCCGCTTGGACACTATCCGATGCAGATATGCTTAAGTTGGTTTGCGTTATTCCATTCAGTACCTATTATGCCAGCGTTCTCAACAGCACAGCGGGAGGCGCGCCAGTGGCTCCGGCTGCTTTCGTCTGTCCCGCGAGCGTGAAAACCTTGTTCCCGTACCTTGTGACACGCGGTACACCGACATACGCATCATTAGACCTGACCGTAATATTCAGCATTTCACAGGATTAATATGGTGAACGCTTCAAAGAAGCTGATACTGTTTGCTGCCAGCAAGATTCCTTGGCGCATCAAGGAGGATTTTTTTACACCTACCGCAGCCGGTGCGCTGAACGGGCGTAAAGCCACGCCTGGGCCTGGCATATGGGTTGGCACGGACACATACAGCAAAATATCCGTGATAGTGGAGACGGGGCTGGACTTTGCCACGGGCGAGGCACAATATGACGGCGGCTGGCTGGACCCGCAGGCGAGAAAAGCGGGGCGGATGCTGCTTGCAAAAATCACACCATCTGAGACCACAAACGGACGACCCGCAGTTGGATGGGATACAAATGCTGCTGGGGCGATACGCGATAGACTTCGATTTCAAGATACTGGCATTTTGGATATAAGTGCAGACGGAGGAACGGTGTTCAATGTTGGCGTCTACACAGCCACACCATACTGGATACTGGCTATCATGCGGGCGACCGGCTTCGTCTGGTTCGTCAAAGGCGGCGTGTTCACCTACTGGACACGCCTGATGTCCACCGCGTTGGGGACGGCGGCAGGACTGCCAGCGATTAATGCAGGAGGTACAGTAAGCGTTTTCGTTGCCCCCAAAATCCGTGTCCCCGACATCCTGTGGCTGCCCAGACCAATCATCAGTGACGGCTTCTCGCTCGCGGGCATAACGGACGGGCTAGGTCATGCCGAAGGCATAGCGACAGGTATCGGCGCAGGCGGGGGCAGGCGAGCGTGGTCTGGGGCGACATGGTCGGTTGCAGGCGGATATGCGCTGAACACGCCTACGCTGGGGGCGGACATGTTTGACGCGGGCGCGGGGACTTTCGAGAGCGGGACGTACGCGTGGACGGTTTATGGAACGAACACCATCGCTAATGTATCTAATACTTTAGAGGTGACGTATGTGGATAATGCGGCTGGGGCGCATTTAGAATTTAGCAATGCAGAAGATTTAAACGCCAACCTGACTATTGGACGATGGTATGTCGTCCAATTTGATGCAAGCGTAAACGCGGGTTCTTCCGTTATATTCAGGTCAGAATCAACAGAACTCGGTTATAACACAACAATCACTTCAACCACTCCTGTTACCGTAAAGCATACATGGTGCTGCACAAATACCACTCTCGCAGTTCTCAGAAATAACTCTATGGGCGCGGGCGAGAAAGCCTATTGGGACAACATCAGCATCAAGCAGATTGATCCCACCACCCTGCACCAGAACATCACGGCGGGCACAGCCAACGTTGCAGTGAGAGGGCAGTCGGTCGGCATGGCCAACCCAGCCACGCAGGTTGGGGTATCCGTCAGGCTGGCAACAGACAGAAGCAGCGGGCTGAACCTGTACTGGGACGGTGCGGGCAACATCAAGTTGGACGAGTTCACCGCCACTGTCACCTACTCCAACCTGATGAGCGTGGTAAAGGCGTGGGCAACTAATGACAGCGTGGAGTTGCAGGTACGCGGCACGGCTTATCGCTGCTACCACATCACGGCAGCGGGCGTGATTACGCTGCTTGGGTCGGGGACGTGTACGGTGAACGGCAGCCTGGGGACGGACGTGGGGACGTTCAGCACGGATAGCGGCAATACGATAGATAATTTTACGTGCTATCCCACGGGCGATGAGAACCAGTACGGAAATGATCTGGACAGGTTTATACAATGAAAGGAAACTTCTTAACTACTTGGGCGAATGGCACTCCTGATTTACCCCAGATGGTTTCTGAAACCGGCGGGTTGCAACTATGCTACGTGGAGCAGGGTGAGCGCAAGGGCGGGTTCACGTGCGTGTCTGCGGCTTGCGCCAAGACGGTGATTGTGCAGGTGGACGCATCTGAGGCGACCATCGCGGCGATGAAGGCGGATGCCAGGTATCTGCTGGTGGATGACCTGACTGATGTGTCAAAGGCGATCAGCCTGGCCGGTCAAACAGCAATCAAGAATTGGTTGACTGCTAAAGGGATTTCCTCAACAGTTGCAAGCAAACTGAATTTATCTACAACCAAAGATGCAATCATATCCGTCTACAAGCTGCATAAATTGACCGAGGAACAGTATCGGAGCGGAGGATTGGGATGAAATTTGACTTGAATAACCACTTCATAGACACAACACGTGTTGAAGAAGCAATACCAAAACCACCCGCCACGAAGGTGGGGACTCCCAGCGAGAAGCTGAAAGGACAATAACATGGCTACACCTGCACTAACACCTGAAGAAATTGCAGCAGCTCAAGCTACAGCTGTAGCAGCTGCCGCTGCGGCTAAGAAAGCCACAGATGACGCTGCTGCCGCCGATGCTGCTTTAGCAGCAGCGGAAGAAGAGATTCCCGAAGACGAGATCCCGGAGTTTTTGGCATCAGCTTCAGCTGACGTCAAGAAGGCGTATCTCGCGCATAACAAGGGACTGCTGTCAGCTCTTCACAAGGAACGCGATTTCCACAAGACGCATAAGGATTCCGCGAAGAAAGTCGCTGTGTTCGAAGCTGCTGAAGCTGCTCGCAAGACAGCGGAGATGAGCGACGCGGAAAAGCTCAAAGTAGCTAAGGAAACTGCCGAGAGCAAGGCCTTGAAGCTCGAAGACGAGCTGCAAGCCGAACGTATCAAAAACGCCGTACTGGCCGTGGCTGCGAAGATGCCCTTCGCTGACCCGCAAGATGCCTACACTTTTGTTGACCCTGACGAGTTGGAGATCGACGACAAAGGGGTGGTAGTAGTATCAAGTGTAGAAGAGGCACTCAAGGCGTTGCTGAAAGCAAAACCCTACTTGGCTGGGGAGCCCGAACCTGGGCGCTTCAACCTCAACGCGGGCGACAAAGGGAAGCTCCCTAAAGGAGCAACCCAGGAAGAAATAATCAAGAAGAAACGCGTCCGCTACCATCCACTCTAAAAGGAGTATAGTATGACTCTAATTGCTCGTAGTCTCCTCGCCAGTCTCGATATCAACCAGCAGCACCAAGCTGTGGCTGGTCTCATCGCTGGCGCCGCCTTGGACGTCTGCGCTCCGTGCTACATCAAGAGCTCCGACGGCAAGGTATACATGTCTGACGCTACCGCCGCGAACGAAGCTGCAGAAGTTGTCGGCTTCACGCCACGTGCTGTACCCATCGGACAACCTGTCACGTTATTCGGGCCTGGTTCCAGGTTCAAGTACAGTGACAGCTTACTCACCCCAGGTGATAAGTACTACCTGGGTGCAACCGCAGGTAGGCTGGACGCTGCTCCAACAACTGGCGATGCGTTCGGTTACGCCCAAGCATTAACCCCGGAAGACATCGTGATCTTCCGCGTCTTCCACGGCTTGACTAGTGCAACCGTCGGCGATGGCACGATCACTGCAGCCAAGCTGGCCGCTGATGCAGTAGAGACTGCAAAGATCCTAAACGTCAACGTCACACAGGCCAAGATCGAAGTAGGCGCTGCAGGTGCAGGGCTTACAGGCCTCGTCGCGAAATTCGTTGCTAGCGGCAACGTCATCGGCGGCATCCCGGTCATTCACCACATCCTCATGGTTGCGGGCGCTAATGGCAACACCGACATCACACTGACCCACAAGACGCGCATCATCGGCGTTTGGGTGCATCCTCGTACGAGTGTTGCATCTGCTGTGGTGACTGTGAAGAACGTCGCCGACGCCCTCACTGATGCGATTGTCGCTGCCGTTGCAGGCGTCATAAACCCCGCTGCATCACTTGCTGTAGCTTACGATACCATCGCCGCAGGTACAGTCCTTCGTGCTACCGGTTCTGGTGGCATTACTCAGCCTGACTGTGATGTTTACGTTCTAGGAATGAGGGTAGCATAATGCCACTACAAACTGGTACCCACGATATCAATGATCTGTTAGCCGCTCGTTTTGCGAGCGCCGTTGAGTTCGGCCTGGATACGATCGAGAAGGTTCTCCTGGCTGACATTGCCGCACACAACACCATCGTCGCCGAGATGGCTGGCGAAATGTGCGAGTTTACTACCGACCGCCAACGCCTCTATGGCACGTCCGTCGGTGGCGACATGGTTGAAGTGGATGAGTATGGCTTGGCGCCAACTCAACGCGCACAGCCAGGTGCTACCGTTGGCTTCCCGCTACGGTTGTTCCAGTACAACGTTGGTTGGACGTACAAATGGCTACAGAACCACACACCTGCTGATATGGCAACGATGGTTCTCGGCGCCCAATCGGCCCACTTCCGCAAGATTCAGGTCGAAATCAAGAAGTCCGTTTACGGGTCAGCGGCCTACACGTTCAACGATCACCTGGTGGATGGCGTTGCGCTAACCATCCGGCGCTTCCTGAACGCGGACTCCGTTCCAATCCCGAACGGCCCGAATGGTGAGGTCTTCGACCCCACAACCCACACGCACTTTGATGCCAATGCGTCTCTGACTGCAGCGGTTGCCTTAGCTTGCATCAACGACGTCATCGAGCACGGCCACGGCGGCGCGGTTAAGCTGGCAATCAGCAAGACTGACGAAGCGGCGTTCCGTCTATTGACAGGCTTCCAAGCCTATATCGACCCACGCATGATCTATCGCGTGACGGACACTCCTGGCGTATCTGTTGATATCTCACGGCTTGACAACCGTGCTATCGGTATCTTCGGCGGCGCCGAAGTGTGGGTAAAGTCCTGGGCAATCGCGAACTACCTGTTCGCATGGGACGCCGAGTCGCCTATGAAGCCTCTGGCCTTCCGCCAGCGAGCTGCTACGGCTCTCCAAGGTCTGCAGATCATGGCTGAGAATAACGACTATCCGTTGTTCGCCAGGGTCATGGAAGCTGAGTTCGGCCTTGGTGTTTGGACCCGTACCAACGGTGCTCTGCTCTACTTCGCCGGTGGTACTTGGGCTGATCCTACTATCACGTAAGTTTCTTCTCCTCAGTAAGGGGAGCCTGGTCGGCAGGGCTAGGCTCCCCAAGGAGCAAGTAAAATGCCGGCTGCACTCGAACGCAAACTCAAGAAAGCCGCAAGACGCAAGCATCTCAAAGGTAAAGCACGTAATCGCTATATTTACGGGACCCTCCGAAAGACCGGATGGCGTCCCAGAAGGAGATAATACTATGGCAACTGCAAAGATCGCTGGTGGCCTATACATTGGTGTAGATGGCCAGTACCATGACGCTAACGGTAAGCCTATTCCGGACGAAGTCGTCCAGGCTGTCTTAGGCACAGTAGTACCTGCGTCGCCGACGGAAGAATCGACTGAAACCCCAGCCCCTGTGCTCCCTGAGGCTTCTACGCTGAAGGGCAAGGGCAAGGGCGGCTAACATGGCTTACGGTACGTCTACAGGCGTTGCAGCCTTTGCACAGATGTGGACAGTTAGTGGTGTGTGGGTCGATCCTGCTGCAGGCCCCCCTGTTGTCACAGGTACGAATCCTACCTTGACCCAAGTAACATCATGGCTTGCTGAGATTTCGGCGATGATGGACTTGGCCTTGTCAAATGCAGGGTTCGTCGTACCTGTAACCGTATCAGCAGCCGTTGCAGCAATTACGCCTTACATCCAAGCTCTCGTCGCCGATCTATGCCACGCTGCAAACTCTTCAGGTAGATTCTTTACCGAGAGAATCATCGAGCGTGGCATGTCGCCAATGATAATTGTACAGCAGAACATCAACGGTTGGGTAGCTGATAACATGCAAGGCTTGATGAATTTAGGCGTACCATATGTAGGCACGGATCGACCCATAACTGCATTCTCGGTACCACCCAAAAGGCAGCTATAGTCCTATGCCGCAAGTAACGCTTCGTATTAGAAGTAACATACCAATAGTGCGCCAAGGGTTTGAGCGCTTACGTAAAGCTGTACCAGAGATTGGTAGGATGCGTTTGTTCAGCGCCGCAAAGGAGCTTGTACGTAGGATGAGTATACCTGGCAGAGCCCCGACATATCCGATCCGTTGGGATACCGCCAAGCAGCGTAGGTCCTTCTTCGCGTCAAAAGGTTTTGGCCATGGGGTACCTGCGGTACGGACAGACAGGTACATAAGTGGTTGGTCCGTTGAGCGCCACACTGCCCACAGTTATACCGTTGTCAATAAGGTGCTACATGCTAGATTTGTTGGTGGTCTACTGACTCGAGACACGCAATCCCAGATCCATAAAGGCAGGTGGCCACTACTGCGCGACATGTTTGAGAGGGTTGTTGCTACACTGCCCGAGACAGTTTCAAGGCACTTGATAAAGTACATAGCCCGAGGCATGAAGAGCGTGCCCACGGAAAGCGAAAGTGGCGAATGACCGACTTTTATAGTGAATGCGAAACCGGACTAGTGACCTTACTAAGGTCACTAACAACGTACTTCGTGCATGACTGGCAGGTGTCCGATGATGATTCGGTTATCATGCGCGGTGGCGAGTACTTTGCTATTGTCCGGCCGGGAGCCTTTCCGTATACTAGGCAAACAGAGCGGCTGTCGATTGTTAACTGGACAGTTGTGATGGATATTTGCGTAAGGTACGTGGAGTACAAAGCGTCTTGGAACAAATTCAAAGCGTTCCGTTCAGCCATATTCAACCTGTTGATGGAGTACCCCACGCTTAATGGGACAGCAGGTGTTATCAGTGCCGACTTGACTGGTAGCGAGCAGGCTCAATACCTAAAGTTCTCTGACGCACCTGACGCGAAGCCTAACTTTATCATTCAAACAGTTAGGGCAGTGATAGCGCAGTACATCCAATATTCAGCAGGTGAGTTCTAGTAGGAAGGAGTTGTTATGACAGACAAAGTGAAGTGCCCGATTTGCGGCGAAATGATTGAGTTCGTACCGCACCCTGACAAGCCTGGTAGACAAGTTGCGTACTGCACTTGCCGAGGAGAAGAGGTGGCTGTGGTTGAAACCGAAACCACCTCGTCCGCCAGGGCCTCGTTCAAAGAGAAGGAGAGTGTGAAATGACTGTTGTATCTGGTGAGCTGTATGCTGTTGGCGCCCGTCGTGCCATCTTGTTCGCGCTGAACGCTGCTGGGCTTCCATTGCCCACTGCGGCTGGCGCGACTGCGTACGAGGGCATCGAAGTCCTTGGTGTCAAGAACTTCGAGCTCGCTATCCCGGCTGTCCGCAAGATCACCCATAGTGGCAATGATCGTGTGATGGCCTACGACTTCCTACCCGCAATCGAAGGTGCTAGTGGGACGTTAACTGTTGCCGGACGTAGCTTATCCTTAGATGCTATGGTTGCCGGTGTCAAAGTAGTAACCTTGGCAGAGACAAAGCTCCTCGCGCAGATTACTGACCAGCAAGGCGCGGAACCTGACATAGCACTGTTTATCGCCCAGCAGGCTAAAGATGCCTCGAGCCGCAGTCGTCGGTACCGCTACCAAATCGTTCCCAAGGGTGTCATCTCAGCAGTCCCACCTGGCATGAACGAAAACCCAGCTGAGACGAAGTACGAGATCGTCATTAGTCCGACGACTAAGCACTTGTGGGGCTTGGCTTTCACAGTTGCTGCAGATGGTTGTCTAGAAGCTGGTGTGGTCGAAGGCATGGCAGAGGCGCGGCCTAACATTGTAGCTTGGTTGGGTAATAGCACCGTAACCGTGTTTAACTTCCCAACCGCCAAACCTGCAGTGTCCGTTGGTAAGATTCACGCTACGTACAAGGATGGTGTGTTGGTTGTCCCAGACACCATTACTGTTACATCGCTTACGTTCACTACGCCTCCCGCTACTGGCTCCATCATCGTTACTATCTACGAGTATTAACATGGAGCTCAAACGTGAAGTTGTCGAGTTCCGAGATGGTACAGAGCTGACCGTAATAGAAGCTAACTGGGCTATCTCCATGCGGCTTCAGGAACTGGAAGCGCTGGCTGTGAAGAGCCCGCTTGAAGATGATGCACAGCAGACATTCAACTTGGTTATATATCCCAAGCTCGCAGCCTGCACCTCTGGTAAAGTTCCCAGTCTCCAAGAAGCACTTGAGATGCCTTCTACGGAGCTAGACAAGTGGTATTTCGCGGTCAAGCGTTTGAACCCTGACTGGTTCGTCGTACTGGAGCGAGCTTCGAAAGAAGCAGTCACGAAAAAAAAAGGGAAGAAGCCGATAGAATCTACGAAAGACTAATATCGGCATTTGGGAGCGACGGCACTGGTGACTTGCCTGATTACCTCGACCTGTCGGAAGAGGAAATTAACAAGTACTGGGGACAGTGGCTTTTGTGGCGAGCAACTGGTAGACGTCTCGATTTCGACGCCGCGCAGAAGGTGCCTGCTAGAATGCTACACGTGATTATGCTGCTCGACGACTTGTATGCACGACTTGAGATTCAACATGACAAAAATAAGGCCACAGGTGACATAAATGGCATGGGCTGAAAAACAGGGCGAAGTTGACGTCATACTGCGCTTCGAAATGGATGAGGCTGCTCAAAAGAGGGTTCAGCAGGGTATATCTACCATTGGCGAAGAGCTCGATAAGCTAAGAGTGATTGTAGCAGACGAAACTGCTTCTAAGTTAGCTCACGCAAATGAGATGAAGCGTCTGAAGGATCTCGCGACTGAAGCCCTAAGAGTTCAGTCAGGCTGGAGACGCATGCAGTTTGCTGCACGGAGTATGGGGGAAGTGTTTATGATCACAACGGCTGCTAGTACAGCCATGTTTGTCGGAGCCGTTGCCTTAGCTAGCAAGTATGTTACAGACGCAAAAGCCGCAACTGCGGTCGTTCAGGGCTGGCGTGTAAGCGTCGACGAGCTAAAAACATCCCAAAGCCGTGTTGGAGCAGTGTTAGCGGCACAGATACTGCCTCTACTGGAGAAAGCGGCCGCTCTAGCTGATAAGGCAGCCGCATTTGCGGAAGCACATCCAGGCGCACTTAAGGCTGCTGTGAGCGTAGCGGGTGTGGTTATGGGTCTTTCCGCTATAGGCATGGCTGTCTCTAAGGGCATCAAAATCTATGCTGACATCGGCTACATGGCAGCGACGTACCGTCAGGCTGCAGCCGCAGCAGTATACGAAACAGCATCAGTAGTAGACCTTGAAGCGGCTAACATACACATGGCAGCTGCTACTATGCAGGTTACTGGCGCTGTCGCAGCTCCTGTTGCCGGTGCTGTAACAGGCCCTGCAGCAGCCGCTGCCGCGGCATGGGCAGCAGCTAAATCGGCAGGTGCAGCAGCACAAAAAGCCTCTGAAACGGCAGCAAAGGCAGTAGCAGGCACGCTCGGGGCGAAATTGGCGGCGGAAAATGCAGTCATAGCTTGGGCAAAGGCACACGAAGCTGAAAACGCATACTGGAAAGCAGCGACAGCAGCTAGGGCAGCAGAAGCAGCTCCGCTAGGGGCCGCACCAGCTGCGGCTAAGGGTGCAGGCCTCCTGGCAACTCTCCCAGCTATCATTACGGTAGTGTTAGGGATTATGCTAGGCATGGGCATCTACGACAAGATCGCAGAAGCAACAGGTCGATCGAGTGCTAAGACCATCCTGGGCCAATGGACTTCAGTGGGTGCAGGAGCCGGGCTGGGTGCGCTTGGTGCAGGAGTTGCAGGGGTGAAAGCGCTGCTCTCAGGGAAGGATATCATTGAAGCCATACGTACGGGTGCCACGATTGGTTTCCGAGAAGGTTTTCTAGGAATGAGCAAGATGACCGGCGTTGCTCCTACCCCTGCCGTCGGTTCTACTGAGTACATGAGCATGTTTGTCAAGCAGAATCTCCAACTGTGGATAGACTATAACAAGCAGATGACCACGGTGACTGAGACCTACAACAAGCAGCGGTTAGCTTTGGACGTTACCTACGAGAAACAACGTACTGACACGGTAGCTAGTTACAACCAGCAACGTGCGGCAGCTGAGGAGAGTTACAATCTTGGTGTTTCTAGGTCTTGGCGTGACTTCGAGGAGGGCGAAAGTGCTTCCATACAACAGTACTACGAAGACAGAGTAAAAGCTGCCCAAGACTACGCGAAGAGAATTCGCGAGATGGAGCAGGACCACCAGATTGAAATGGCCCGTGATTTGGAGGATCACGAAGATAGACAACGAGAGTTATTGGAGTCACGCGACGGGCTGGCGATGATACGTGAAGACG